CAATATAATCAATTTATTAGTCACTTGTGTCAATTACAAATTCCAAATAAACTTTATATTTTTACAAATGTAGAAGATTATAATTCAACATTTTATTTGGATAAGATTCATCCAATTCTATTAAATTTAGATAATTCTTTCTCTTATTTAAATAGTAAATTGATTATTCAACAGGATTTAAAATCGTTGCCATTTAATGAATTAATTATTTGGAGAAAGTATAATTTAATTATTACTGGATTAGTTGAAAATATTAGTTCTGGTTTTAGGGTTAGTATAGATGCAACTAATATTATTAATTTAATTGGGTTTATTGATTTTTTTATCGATAAGACAATACCATGTACTATTATAAATGATAATGATATTTATTATTTGATTACAAGCCAAATTATTGAAAATTATAATTATCTCTATTCTCAAGAAAATAATTATATTGTTACATCAAGCAAACAAGATTATACCGAAACTATAGTTGTCAATGATGATTATGCAAAAAGTTTTGGGGTAGAACATATAAAATTACCTACTACTTTAACTTTAATAACACAAGTTGATTATTATTATTATTCATTAAGTACAAATTTTAATATTTTTAATAGTAACGCATATTCATATACAACAGGATTTTTAAATTTAAAAGTATATACTAATTATTATGATAGTAATAAAGATCAACGTGTTATTCAAACAATAGATGAAATAAGTAAATTGATAGTATTTTTATTAATGATGTACCAACTAATATTTTTGATGAAAATAAAATTTATTTAGATAGTGATGGTTCATTAAGAAATATTTTTAATAAAACTTATTTTAAAGTATCTGCATTATTTAATTCTTTGAAAACTTGGGATGCGTGGTCATTAGTTGCAAATTCAGAAATAGATAAAAGTATACTTTCAAAGGGTGATTTTATCATGGATTTAAGTGGAAATATAAGTAGAACTACAAGCAATAATTATTATACTAATTTAGAAGCAAGTGATATTTCTGGATTTTTGTCTAGATTTAATAATGATTATACTGCCTTTAATTCTTTACAAATATTTCAAACTAATTTGTATACTAATTTACAATATTTTATAAAAGTAGAAGCATTTTGGAGAAGTCCGATAATATATATTAATAATTTTATTTCAGATTTGGGTTTAAATTTTACATTTGATGGAACTAATTTATCAGTCAATAGTAACTTGTATCTAAATAATCAATTTATATTAACATTTGATGGTACTAGATATAACCTTTCAAGAAATATAACAAATGTTAAAAAAGAAATTTATAATTTAGTTAATAATAATTATGATGATAATTTATATGGTGTTAAAATAAACGATGTATTAAAATATATAGTTAGTTTATCTAATGATTATATAAATTTTGAATCAACTGTATTTGGATTTTCAGGTAAATGTGTCAATTATGCTGATTTACTTTTATATATATTAAAACAAGATTTATTTCAAAAAATACCAGATTACGAACAGCAATTAATTAAATTACAAAAAACTTTATCACCTAACAATGATTCATTATTAGGATTAGATATATTAAAAAATAATATCACTTATGATTCTAGTTTTAATAATTGTACATATTTAGGAAATTATCCATATTTACCAACTAGTCAGATGAATAATATAGATGCGCCATTTATATTAAATTATAATATTGATATATCTTTTGGTTTATATCCATATAGAATTCTTTTGACTGATGAAACTTATGTGGATCAAAGTATTTATAGATTAGATTTTCTAGAAGGTGAATATTTATTTAACAATTTAAGTATTGATTATCCAATTGTATATAATAACTTAATTGAATTTTTTATAAAAGAAGATATAAACCGCGAACAAAACTTTAGTATCAGTTCATTTAAAACTTATGATATTTCAAGTAATACTTTTATTGGTTACGTATATCAATTAACTTTAACAACTAATGATTTAGCTAATTTGGATTTTACTAAATTTACTGCAATCAAATATAGAAATATGAATTTGATAACATATAATAATTATTTAGTATTTCCTAATTACATTGATCAATTAAATTCATTTATTCAAGCAGAACTTATTGTTGGTATTGAAAAATTTAATGTTTCTGGAAATACTACCTATATTACTCTATTGAACTTAAATCAAATTTTGAATGCAACATCAACAGATTATACTGTATATTTTCAGTCTAATAATCAAAATTATAGAATAGTTGATATTTTTAATAAGAATATTCAAGTACAAGGAGCTATTACTAATTTTGTAAATACGAAAATAATATTAACGATAAAACCAACTGCATATTCAAATCTAAATCAATTAATGTTTCATTTGGTATTAGCTTCAAATTTAATAAATTATTCATATTATTTTGATTTAGTAAATGTTGTTAAAAACTTTAAAATAAATGATACAATTTATTGTAAAAATTTAAATTTTATTGGTGAAAATCAATTAGATATATTATTAAACTCAAGTGATGTTTCTAGTGATTATGTAATAAATAATATTACGCATTATTCTAAACTTGGAGAATATCCACCCGAACCAATTCAAATATTTAAAAAAATGAATCAATTTTTGTATCAATTTTCAGGACTTCCTAGTATAAATGAAAAAACTAATTGTTTTATTGTTTATGATTTATCTTATAATGAATTTAATGCGGATGAGTATATTGATAATTTTAAAAAAAATTTAGATACAGCTGTTTATTATAAATCTTTAGATATAATTAGACAACCTACGATGACCCAATTTTTATGTGAATTATATGTGTCTGTTATAGATTTACATGATCATTCTTTTGGTGGTGTTATTAATACATGGTATGTAGAAGAATTTACACACGTTAATAATTTATTAAGATTTGTTCCTGCTAAAAATTTTAGTTACGATGAAAATTACACTTATTATATAAATGACAAATTAGTTACTACTCCAATTATATATGTTAACACAAATGACAAATGGTTACGTCAAGGATATCTTGAAATTTTTGATTATATATATTTAGATAGACCATTCTATTTTAAACAATTAATTATTGAAAAACAACTATCTCAACCAAGTATTAATCAATTAGCAGAAGTACAGTTATTCGATTCTATTGATATTAAATTTGATGGTTATATTCAAACCTTGACTCAAACTGGTGATGAAATAGGAGATTATATATATTTAATAGACACTGGTCTTCCAACAAATATTACAACTGATTCCACAGTTTATTTTAATTCGACTACAATTACTCAAGGAAAAGTATTATTAGAATCACCCTTGTATGTAATATCACCGGTATTGTTAAATAATGTAAATTCTATATATGTTAAAGAATTAGATTTACTTTTATCCGATATTACCGTAACACTAGTACAATATGCATATATGCCATTTACATTGTATAAAAAAATAAATATAGGAAAATATCAATTATTTTTTAGAGAAAAAACCTTGTATTTCTTAGACCATTTTATTACTAATAGTCTTGAATTAAATAAATTTTATTTGGTTAGTAAATTTGCTCAATTAACTTTGGAAAAAAGATTTAATAATCAAGTGATGAGTCCTTCACCTAGTTTAGAAAACAAGACTATAACTACTACTAATGTAATTACAACTACTGAAAGAGCTGTTTTTAATGATAATTTATATACTTTACTGTTTAATTATATTGAATTTTATATTAATGATCAAAGAATAGAGCAATTAAATCCGGATGTAATGAATATTCAGTATCAATTTTTGAAAGACCCTGCACGTAAAAAACAATTTGATAAGGTAGTAAAACCTTATGGTAATAGAATTATTATACCTCTAGAGTTTTGGTTTGATGGTCAATCACCTTTATATGTACCAATGTTATGTTTACAACATTCTGATGTATTTTTAAAATTTGAATTAAATCAACTTGTAAATTTGATATCAAATGGTCCAAATAAGTCAACTGATACAATTAAATATAAAATTATTAATACCCCTGAAATTAATATTAATTTAAATATAGATGGAATAATATTAGATATACCAGAAAGAGAATTATTTGGAAGTAATAATCATGAATATATAATTGAAATATTTAAAACATACCCAAATAGCTTAATTGATAGCGTAAATACTTCATCAAGGATGAAATTTACTAATTTAGTAAAAGATATATTTTTAACAACACAAGTTTTAAGTACAGGTCTAAATACTTATACATCTACTACTGTAACTAATGATGCTTATTCTAATGAATATAATTTAAGAAAAACAGCTTACGATATTTTTAAACAAACTGGTGTTTATGGGGGTATAGTTAAAGTAGAATATATTATAGATTTTAGTTATTTAAAACAAGCAGAATATGAAATTAATGTTAAATCAGAAAGATATTTATATTTTATGGCATCTTCTGTATTATCTAAAAATATTGAGATGTCTTTGTACTTGGATACTAAATTTCAAAATAATTTAAAAACTTTATCAGCTAAGCGTTTGAATTTAATAAAATACTTCTTGTATAATTATAAAAATATAAGTAATACAACATTAATTAGTCCAATAAAAACTATGAATATTCAAACAGCTGGAATAGATTTATTTACAGCGTTAGATAGTACTTATTTTAATTTAGTTGTTCCTTATCAAAAGTATTTAAATTCAGTTGATATGGGTTATTATGCATATTCTTTTGCATTACATCCAATAGAAAAACAACCTTCTGGTCATATAAATTTTTCAACATTGGACGACATAGTAATAAAAACAATAAATAATTCTCAAGTAGTAAATGATCCATTTATCTTGAAAACAACTGTAAGAGAATATCAAATACTTAGAATTATGAGTGGAATGGGTGCTTTGTCTTGGAACTAAATTATAGATAGTAACCTAGTCCTCCTAATCCATTCAATATTCTAAACACATTTAATTGAATACCATAACTGGTTATATTAATTGGATTCTGATAATTTATCAATTTGTTAAAATTTATTGATAAATATGCATCATCAATTTTACTAAAGTTCATTGTACCAGATGGTTGATAATCTAAAGGATTAATACAAAAGGCGAACATATGAATTCCTTCTTGTGCAGATGTAAAATGATTTTGATAGATTTGAATATTTGTATAATATTCTGGTTTATTTAATTCTATTCTATTGATTGAATTTAATACAATTAATTCTTTTTCTATAATTCGAGTGGTTGTTGTAGAAACAGGTGTTAATGTATAATTAAATAAATCATTTACATTATAATTTGATACTAATTGAGCTCTCCAAAAAATCATTTTAATTGGATTTACAAAGGGTATTTTAAATGAAATATTAGTAGAAGAAAATGTTTGTTGTTGAATATTTTGAACAATTGGTACTAAATATTCGTGTTCGTTATTAATAAAAAGGAATCTTTCACTATTATCTAAATAAATATAATTTACTATTAAATACGCTGTTTGTAAAGATGGAGTATTAACTCTAAAGTAATCTTCATCTGTAACTACCATTGAATTATTATTTAAATTCTGTTGAAAACCAGAATCATCTCCAATAATTGCATAGTTTTTATCCCCACTTGTTGATGGAATTAAAAAGTCTCCCTGTATCTTATTATAATACATATTATTATTTACTGAATCATAATAAACAAAAGTTCCTATTGCTGTAGTGCCTCCTACATTTTGTCTAATTATTTCACCTTCATTAAATAATGTAAATGGTTCATAAGTACTTATATAATTAGTAGGAGATTGAAGAAAGCATTTATTAAAATCATTAAATTGAACATGAATTTTTATATCATTATGAATCATTGCAACAATTGGTAATGCTATACCAATTTCTTGACAGAACCAAAAGTTTAGAGGAACATATAAACTATAAGATGTTTTTCCATTGGTATAATTTGTTAATAAATCAATATTACCAATCATTTTATGTAATCCTTTCTTTTTACCTAAATTTACAACTAATTCTCCCCAAATATTAAGATAATCTCCATAGTGTCTTTCAATTAATACTCCTCCAATTTCTAAATCAACATAATTAATTAATGCTAACCCGACTTTTTTAACCCAAGCAAATTTTTTTACTCCAGTCGGCAATACTGAAGGGTTATCCTTTATAATATCAGGGAGCTCTACATATAAATATAATTTTTCTAACAAGTCAGCATTTTTAGATAAATTAACTGTAACTCTTCTACCAAAATCAGGAGTTGATTTAAAATATTGTGCAATTGTATCAATTGAAAAATTGGTATATCTTTTATGTGATATTTTAAAGAATGTTATTTCAGGTTCTGATGATAAATAAATATTTTCTTTACCAACGGAAACTAATAATAATAGTCCTAAGCCCATATTAATATTTGTTTAGAAAATTACTTTAAAGTATTTTACTTAATGTAATTTGCTAATTGTTTTAGTACCCTACAGTGTGTTGAGGAAATTGTAAACGTGCATTTGTTAATGCTTTATTATTGTCAGGTACTTGATTAGAACTTTCAAATAAAGATCTAAGTACAGAAGTAAGACTTTTTCCTTGAGTGGAAAGATATTTACTTTCTGTCTTTAATTTTTCTTTTTCAGCGCGAAGCACACCAGATACATTAGCACCAGGTACTGCAGAAAGTTTAGAGATATTTTCTTGAATTTGTACTACTTTACTTTCTAATTCAGAAAATTTATTTAACATTGTTTCAATAATGCGATTATCGGAAGTTTCTACTTGTTTACCGTGACTTTGAAGATTATTGGTAATATTTTCATACATTTTTTGTAAATCATTGCAACAATTAGTAGGTTGAACATCACCACCTACCATGTTGTAATAATTATTTAAGGAATCAAGGTATCTCATGTTATTAACATAAGAAATATTTTTCCTTTCATTTTGAGAACCACCTCCTGTCATAACAGGTACTCCACCTACAAAATTTAATTGTTTAGGAGTAGGTCTTGTTTTTAAATGTGTTGTCGCAGAAAAGACTCTTGTTGGTCCAGTGCAAAAAGGTCTGGGAGAAAACCATGCTTTTGATGTTTTCATTGTTGCTGGATCGCCTGTATATTTATCAGAATCAGGTCTTTTTACAAATTCAACTAAACTCATAAAGATAGCAGTTAAATCAGCATTTCCTTTAACTAATTGTGCATCTTTAGAATCTCCTAAACCTGCATGCCATTTTTTTACAATTACATCAGATGTTTCACTTGTACCAAGAAAAGAAGCAAATCCATTATTAACTAATACCTTGTGAACTATATCCTTATCATCGGAAAATCTCATTCCTAGAGCATAATCACTTGCTAATTTTTTTAATTCTGCAATACTGACAGCATCATTTATTGCAATTTTTTCTAATAATTGAATACATGCTCTTGCTGTAGGGGCCATAATACATTTTGAAGCTTCGGACATTTTTATATAATATCATTTAGAAATTAATTTTAAATTCTAAATATTTTTAAATTTAAAATCTAAAATTATATAATGATAAATTTTAACGAAAATTTTTACGGACTCTCTGTAACGACCTGGTTAATTATGGGAATAATTCTTCTAGTAATTTTGTACATTGTATTTTTCCATAGAAAATCAACTCCTACAAAACAAGAAAAATTTAAAAACTCTAATGGTATACCAGCAACCATTTATAACTTTAATACTAGCTGGTGTGGATGGTCTACTAAATTTCAACCTGAATGGGAAGAATTTGCAAATCTAGTAGATGCTGATCCATCTTTAAGTAACATTAAAGTAATGGATGTTAAATGCGATAATCCCGAAAATGATGCTAAATGTAAAGAATTTGAAGTAGAAGGTTTCCCTACAGTAATTATTGAAGTAGGAGATAAAGTAGGAACTTATAAAGGTGCTAGAACTGCTAAAGATTTAATTGAGACTGTAAGAAATTTGGAACCCCCCGTCTAAAAAAGAAAGCCTCCTGTCTAAAAAAGAAAACCCCCTACTGATTAATTATTTAGTTAACTTTGTAATGAGGGAACTCAATTCCTTATAAAATTCCAATTCCTTTATTTTCTCTAAAGGACACTTGTCTATTCCTAAATACGCACCATACCAACTTGCACTAATAGCGGATATAGAATCATTATCACCAAAGAAAAAAACATTATTAAATACAAAAACGTCCCAATTAAATTTAGGATTTTCGGTATTCACTATCATATTTTTATCAGGTATTGCTGCTAATAATAAATTATCATATGCTAAAATTGTTGCTTCTAATCCAGAACCACCAAATTTATCATAACTTGACTTTTTCGATATATATGTTACTGATGTGTAATTTATTAAATCCTCTATTTTTCGTCCTGGATTTAAAAAGTTAGGAAGATTTCTAAAATTCATCTTGTTAAGCCTATCTTCATTGTATTTTTCCCAATATGAGAAGAAACTATCAATTTCATCAGTGATATCTTCATCTATATATTTTTTAATTAGATTATGAAATACTTTCTTTTTGTAAAGCTTAATTAATTCTAAGGACCATTTAAATGGTGAAATATCTTCTACAGCGTAAGCAGTAAACAAAGCAGTGACAATACCTCCTAAAAATCCTATAGAATAATTATGAGTTACCAATGATGCTATTAAAGCTTCTTCACATACCTTATTTATATTCTTATAATACTTTAATCCAATTGGGGCTGTTCTTATTGCACATCCATTTCCACCGTTATTTGATGAATAGGGAAGACTTTTGATACTTTTGGTTTTTTTAATTTTTTCTAATGATATTAAAGTTGATTTTCCAGATATACGAACTTCTTCTTTTAGCATTGGCAAATATTTTAAATAGGATTCTATATAATTTTTCTCACCACCTCCTTGTAAAACTCCTTCCCCAGTTGCAATTATTAAAATAGTATCATCTGATGATTTTAATGATTCAAAACTTATATTTTCTAATCCTCCCATCATATAATAATGATTCAAAAAGAAATAATTAATCAAAAGTCCTTCAGTAATTGTATCAGTTTTATTACCATAATTAAATTCCCATTTTCCATTGAAAAATGCTAATGTTTCTAAGAAAGATGATAAGTATATACATCCTTCTATTTTTTCTTTATAGTTTACCATAATAATATAATCTAGATTTAAAGTATATTTTTATATTATATTATAATGTCTACAAATTTTCAAAATTTGAAATACAACTTGTATGAAATTATTGGTGTTACTCGTGATGATTCTGAAAAGAAGATAAAAAAAAATTATTTAAAGTTAGCAAAAGAATTACATCCAGATAAAAATCCAGATTTCAATGAAGAAGTGTGGAATCATATTTCAATTGCAAATACTGTTTTAAATAATCCTCAAACTAGAGAAAAATACAACGAATTCTTAGATCAAAAAAATAAAAAAGAGTCCTTTCAATTGAAAAATAGTTTTGAATACGAAGTAAAAGATATTGAAAAAATGTTTCCAGTAAAGGAAGATTCAAAGCAAAATTTTAAAAGTAAGATAGAAGAATTAAACAAGAAACACGGATTTAATGCAACTAATGATACAAATGTATTAAAACAATATAATACTGTTAAACAATCTAGAGGACAAATTAGTATTCCTCAAGAAAGAATTAGCGGTACTTCTGATTTTAATAGTAAATTTGAAAATAGAAAAGACAATGGAACATTTAATGACCAATTAATTACAATTAATCAAGGTAATTCTTCATTAGCAGCCTATCAAGTAAATGACGGTTTAGCATCAATTAATGATTATTCCTCCTTGTATTTAGAAGATTCAATTTCGACAGGAGGTTTTACTAGTTTAGATTTAGCATTTAAATTACATAAAGTAGATACTAATATTAAACCAAAAACATTAGAGGAGAAGATGAAAGAATATAAAAGTGTTAGTACTAATTTGAGTTCAAGAAAACCAGTTGATTATTCTTCTACAAAGTTTGAGGATTGGCATGACAGCAACAATTAAAGGCATGACAGTAACAATTAACGGCTAAAACCGACTAAAGCACTTTATAAATTCATCACAAGAATTGTATCCATCTTTTATAAGTGCAAGTCTTTCTTCAAAATTAATATTAAACTTTATAAATTCAGCATTTGTATTTATAATTTCAATAACATTTTTCTTATACTTTTTCATACTTTTTTGACTAATTGTATCTGCAGTAGTATTTAAAACAGATAATATAAAATCATTAATACATTCTATTGAATTTCCAGAATTTTTAATGTATAAACCAATTGTTGTTTTCTTCGAACAATGATTCAATGGAAAATTATTTACAATACCACCATCAACATATAATTCATTTTCATATTTCACAGGTTTAAAAATTAAAGGAATTGATGATGAAATTCTTAAAGCTAATATTACTGAAAATTTTGGAGTAGTCTTGTAACTAAATACTGCTTCTTCACTTTTTGTTAAATTAGTTCCTATTATTATTATTTTTTTATGAGTCTTTCTATAAAGCTCCTCAAATGTTATATCCTTTACTTGAAATTTATTTTCTAAAAATTTAATAAATAATAATTGTAATTTATTACCATCTTGAATTCCATATGTTTCAAATAATGCTAAACTGTTAATTCCACTAATTAATTTTTCAAAATTAAAATTTATTAAAAATGCTTTAATCTCATTTATTTTCCAACCAATATTTAATAAAAAAGATAACATTGAACCAGCTGAGCTTCCAACAAAAGTTTTAATATCTTCAAGTGCAAATATTTTTTTTTCTAATAAGTGTTCTAATGCTCCTATAAAAGCAAGACCCTTTATTCCTCCACCACTGAAACACAAGGTATCTATTTTAATTTCTTCTTTTTTTATACTTTCAAGAACTGGTTCTATTATATTTTCTAGAACTGGTTCTATTATATGTTCAATAACTGGTTCTATTATATGTTCAAGAACTGGTTCTATTATATGTTCAATAATTGATTCTTTTTTTTCAGAATGAATAACCTCTTCTCTCTCTTTAAAATTAATAACTTGTTCTTCCTTTTTAGAATCTTCTTCTGTTATATTTTCTATAATCTCTTCTAATATTTCTTTTATTATGTCCATATTAAATAATAATAATATATTTTTTTTATAATATTTTCTCAATAATTACAATGGTTAAAGCAGATAAATTAATAAAAGAACAGAAAAAACGAGAAGATAAAAAAAAAGAAACTTTTAATAAAATACTAGAAAAAGTAGAAAAAAAAATAATTTTAGCCAGTAGCGCAAATTATTATTTTACTTGGTATTCAATACCAGAATTTATTATAGGATTACCACTATATTCTTTAACTGAATGTAAAGATTATATAATTAGAAAAGTAGGTAAAAATGGATTTAAAATAGAATTCTTTGAACCGAATATACTTTTAATTAAATGGTTTCCAAAATAATTATTTTGATGTTACATTCATTAACATATTAAAAAATATCATAAAACATAATCCAACTAATATTAAAACAATAATATCCCTATTGTTTTGAATAATGTCTTCAAAATTTTCTACTATTCTTGGTTTAAAATGTTCTCTCATCTTATTTCTACAATGAGAACAAGTTTTCATATGAGTAATAAAAGAATTACATGGGTTAACTTTGTTTTTATTAACTTTATTAGAATTTGTAAATTTTTCTATATGTTTTTTTTTATTTTTAATAACTTTTTCTGAGTTATTATTAACTTTATTAAACTGCTTTGAAATATAATTAGCTTGTCCCCAAGCCTCGTTAATACTACAATAATTCATATTTATACTATTTCTATATTCTAGATAAAATATTTAATAAAATTAAATTCTAAAATAAATATATGGATGACATACTAGATAATTCTTATGTTAAAGCAATTTTAGTAATCTTAATATTGTTTTATGCTGCTTCAATCAGACCAGACCTACCTCCTTATATCAGAAAATTATTTCATAATCCTGTTTTTAGAATTGTATTTTTATTTTTAATAATAATGAAAGCTAATAAAGACCCTACTTTTGCTCTTGCATTAGCTATTGCGTTTGTAGTAATTTCTTCTTATTTATCTAAACAAGATGCAATGGAAACTTTTACAGGAAGAGTAAGGTGATTATTATTATGTGCGTTAATTTAAAGAAAAGTTTATTTATATAATATTATAATATGCCTGAATCTGATACATCAACCGAAGTGAATTTCAAGTTATATGATAAAAAGGGAAAAATAGATGAGTCTAAAAAAACGTCAGATACTGATTATTATTTTAATCTATTAGCAAATGACGACAAAACTATTCCTGAGAAATTAGAAAATGTAGAATCGAGTGAAATTCCACAATCAGATTCTGAATCTAGTAAATCAACAACTTCAGTTAAAAAATATTCCGATAGCAGTAGCAGTAAGAGCAGTAGAAAAAGTGAGAGTAGTAAATATAGTAGTAGGTCTAGGGATAGATTTGATACAGTAAATTTTAGTAATAAACCTACCACGATTCCTGTAACCGCATCCACACCTTCTTTTAGTACTAGTAATCCTTCTAGTTTTATTAAACCAAAAGTAACTCAACAACTTTCTCCTCAGGAAACAAGAATGAAAAAAATCGAATTATTAAGAAAATTATCAGAAATTAAACAAAAAGGATTTTCTTTAACAAAAGATTATGATTTTAATTCATCTTTGGAAGAAATGGAATATGAGTATGAATTATTGAAAAGTTTTGTTGATAAGAAAAATGGTATTAGACTTTATAAAAATATTTTATTAAATGGTGTATCAATTGTTGAATTTTTAAATGAAAAGTATGATCCTTTTGATTTTCATTTGGAAGGTTGGGGGGAACACATGTCAGTTGAAGCAGATTCTTACGATGAAGTATTAGAGGAACTTTATGAAAAGTATAAGGGGACTGGAAAAGGAATGCCTCCTGAAATTAAATTGGTATTACTATTAGTTGCATCAGGTAGCGCATATCATTTCTCAAAATCTCAATCAACAATTCCAGGATTAGAATCAGCTCTTAATAAAAATCCAGAATTAATTAGTAGATTAATTAATCCTCAAAAACAAAAGTCAAACTTTATGTCTCCTCAGGAAATGAATATTGAAAAACAAAAGGAGAAAGAAAAAGAAATGAGACAACAAATGAGAGAACAACAACAGCAAATGCAACAAATGCAACAACAAATGCAAAGACAACAAGCTCAGGTCCAGGCACAAAATCAAATGCCAATACAAATGCAACAACAAATGCCAATACAAATGCAACAACAAATGCCAATACAAATGCAACAACAAATGCCAGTTCAATCTCCTAAACCAAGTTTCATGAATGCACCCACATTAGGAGAACCAAGAAAAACTGTTTCTGAAATAAATGTACCAGATAATGTTAGAGCAATATTAAATAGAATTAAAACATCTACTACATTAGCAGGTACATCAGATACTCAAGAATCTGTATCTAATAATGAAAGATTATTATCAGTTGAAAATGCATCAGAATCCAAAAAAGGTAAGAAGAAGAATATGTCAATTCCAAGTATTTCTATAAACACCTAATCATATCTTTAAGATAATTATAAAATAATTTTAAAGAGATGATACCAATAATAATATTAATGCAGGATAAAGAGCAAAATTTACCACTTTTAAAAAAAAGAGGTAGAAAGCCCAAAAATAAAATTATAGAGAATAAATGTGAAGAAATCGAAGTTAATTCTGAAGAAGAACCTATTATTATGCATCTACCAATTTCATTAGAAGATGTTGTTAATGAAGAAGTAGTTGAAGATAAGATTTTTATAAAATCAGAAAAGGATTTGAAAAAGAAACCAGCTACTCTAGTTATTAACGACGACCAAATGATTAAACAAAAGTTAATGGAGACAGAGAAAATATTTATGTTCGGAAAAAATATTAACAAGGTAAATGTCTATAATATTAAATTTAAAACAGGAACTAAATGTTTATGGTGTAAAAATGCTTTTGAAGACCCGGCTGTAGAATTACCTGAAGATTATTTTAATAATATATTTTATTGTGTTGGTAATTTTTGTTCTTGGAACTGTGCTAAATCATATAATATTGATTTAAATGATTCATCAACTTGGAAACGTGAGTCATTGTTGAATTTAATGTATTTCAAGACATATGGAGAATTTACAAGGATTTTACCAGCTCCATCCTGGTTGTTACTAGAAGATTTCGGAGGTGTTCTTAAAATAAATGAATTTAGGGATCTTTTTAAATTTAATAATAAAGAATATTTGTTGTTGCATCCTCCAATGATTACCCGACAATTACAAATTGAAGAATCTTATAAAAAGTCTAGTGGTAATTTTACTGCAAATAAACTAGAACATATAGATGATGAATTAGTATTGAAAAGAAGTAAAGCTATTGAATCTAATAGTTTAAATTTGCAAAAGACTATGGGATTGAAGGTTAATAAGAAGAATATTGTTGTCTAGTATAAAAAATTGATTTTTATATTTATTAATTATAAATATAAACATTATGTCCAATTTACAAATTCCATTTTATAATATTGATAAACCTAGTCTAGGTGAAATAGTATTAGTAGTCTTTACTGAAAAGAAAGACGAGACTACTCATTTTGAAGGAAATTTAGTTGAGTATAATTGTAAGCTCTTTATGAACTTTGCCGATTCTACAAAGAAGCGCCGTGCAAACTTTAATAAAATAGTATCCTTAAATAAGGAAACTTTTGCGAGTGTTGACGAGATTTTAGATGATAATATTATTAAGGTTTCTTTGAGAGATGTTGATAAAGATCACGCTGTTGAAGATAATAAAACATTGATAAAAATTTTTAAGGATTTATCTAGAAAAATCAGTAAAGATATTAATGACTTATGGAAACAAGTTGTTTATAAACTTGATGAAAAGAGAAGAGAAGAAGATATAGAGTCTTCTTTGTTGAATTATTGTATTGAGGAAAAGGAATTTTTAACTAGTCTTTTTCCAGAAGCAAATGAATTATATGAGTTAATTGACAAGTATAGAAAAGAAAAGCCATATAAAATAATTTCTAAAGTTGAAATTGTTTCCACTGGTGAAATAGGTAATACTGTAACCATTATTAAAAAGTGCTTAGATAATATTAAGTTTCCTTATACATTTAAATATGAGACTGCTCCTAATTATATTTTGGAATCAATGTCAACTGAATCTAAAGTAGAAGAACACGATACTTTTATTGAACTATTAAAACAAGAAGGTTTGAAAATGAATCCAAAAACTTTTGTAAAATGTGAAAGAAAATAATTTATTTTTTTATTATGTATCAATTTGAATAACCGGTTTTACTTTCTTTTTTTCTTTTTCTACACAATTCATTTCAAAATAATAAGCCCCTTGTAAGAAAGCATCTGCTAAATCATCCTTTTTCTTATGAGAATTAAATTTAGCAAGCCAATCGGGTAAATGTTTAGCCATTTCAGTTGCATATTTAACAGCTAAACTTTTAGTCATTTTATATGCTTTTGATTCATCTGTATTTTTTAATTTAACTATTGCTTGAGTTTCTCCGTCGGTTGCTAATTTAATTTTATTAGAAGGAGACATAAATTTAACTCTATTAATATTTGATTTAGTAATTTCTTTATCTACCATACCTCGAATCATATAATAATCATATATAATTCCTGATATACTTTTCATTCTGGGATTCTTAAATGAAGGTTGATTTTCAATCACTACTACATTAGCTTCCAATAAATGCTTTCTTTTTTCTAATTCCATAACTAATTTTAATCTAGTATCATCAAAATCTAATTCTTTGACACCGGTGTTTTTTACTTTTTTTAGTTTCATATCTGCTTCTAAAATAGTATATACTCTTTTAGCGTGAGGAGTGCAATAGAAAGACTCATTTTGTGCATACATACAATTCTTATTACATTTTTCGGTGCCAGATGAAAAGTCACAGGCATTTAGTTTTTTCTTTTCTAAAGTTTGGAAATGTTCTTCAAAAGGAACAGGTTTAACTACCAAATTCTTAGAGTGAATTTTACAATAATATTTATCCCCTCCATGACTCTGTAATAATTTAGCCGGTTTAGTACACATAGAACATTTACGGTCTTCTCTATCGGTTAAATCAATAATTGCCCAATCCAAAATATCCCAATTACCATCTTTTTTTGTAAAAAAACAATAAGCCAAATGAATGATACCTACATCAAAAGATAGAATCTTTTCCATTATATAATTATACATAAAATTAATTGTTTAAACTAAAAAAAAATCTAGAAATATATATATATAAACATGAGTTCTTCAATTCCAACCTGTAATATTTCTATTGATGGAGAGAATTATTATAATCCTGATGCAACAGATATTAGAGGGCCTTTAGGTCGTATAAATGTAGATGATGAAATAAAAATAAATGCTGGTTTGTTATTATTTTTTATAATTATATATGCTTTCACAAGAAGCTTTATTGTTTTATTTTTATTTATTTGGTGTTCAGCAGGATTAGGATTAAGTATTTATAAAAAATTAAATCTCGATAAAACAAAACTTATTAGACCTTGCATTGACGTTGACGGCACTACTTTGACAAAAAATTGATTTAATAATATATTTAAATAGTAATTTAATATATTAATAAAATGCTCGAGTTGATAATTGGCCCAATGTTTTCAGGTAAATCATCAGAATTAATTAGGAAAATTAGATTAGCTAAGACTATTAATAAAAAAGTATTAGTTATTAAACCTCTAATCGATAATAGATACGATAATTGTAAAATAGTATCTCATTCTTTTGAAGCCGAAAACTGTGAGACAGTTCAAAAACTAGAAATGTTAAATGACAAAATAATTGATTATGACCTAATAATTATTGATGAAGGACAGTTTTTCATTGACCTTAAAGAGATTGTTATTAAATGGGTAGAAGTAAATAATAAACATGTTATTGTTGGTGGATTAGATGGAGACTTTAAAAGAAAACCAATTGGACAAATCTTGGATTTAATTCCTTATTCAAATAAATGTTATAAAATTAATTCATTGTGTAAAACATGCGGGGATGGAACTGAAGCTAGTTTTTCTCATCGTATTTCATCTGAAAATAATAATCAAGTATTGGTAGGTGGTAATGAAATGTATATGGCATTATGTAGGAAACATTTTTTAGAACTAAATTAATTTTTAAGAAGTCTTACACCTGTAGTGCTTTTAGTATTTTTAGCCCCTCCTGATTTAACTTCTTTATTCTTATCTTTACTTACTCTTTGCTTTACATTTCCTTTATAAGTTTTAATATCTATTGAATTTTTTAGAAAATCTAACATTATAATACTAAAGAAAAAAATGATAATTAATTTACTTAAAGCCTTATTTCTTTAAATAATAAAATGAAGAAAACTAAATCTGCCACTAAACTGAAGGAGTTGATTGATATAAATAAATTAGAAATAGATGGGTTACCTAAAGGTGTTGATGTTGCAACAATGTGCTGTTCTTGCTTTTTGGGTAGTAAGTTAAATTTGGATAATATTGAGAAATATATGACACTACACGAGAATGATATTTTAACTGTAAAGAGGAATAAAGATAGTATTCGAACATTAATTGAGTTAAAGAAGCCAAGTAAAAGAAATAATTTAACACAAAAGAAGAAGGATTCTGCTAATTTGGTTAATAACTTTTATAATTCAATTACATTGATTGTAAGAGTAGATGATGGACCATTAGTTGAAAAGAAAGATAAAAAGGATAAAGGAATGCCAAAAATTAATGTAAAGTTATTTAAGAATGGAAGTATTCAAATGTCCGGATGCAAAAACATTAATAATGTAAACACTGTATTAAATAAAATCATAAATAGATTGAAACAAGTAAAGGGTAAAATAGAAGATGAAAAGATTACAGAAATTACATTTGTAGATGAAACAGATAAAGTAGGAATATTTAATTTTAAGATTGATATGATTTATTGTAATTATAAAATTAGTATTCAAATTGATAGAGAAAAATTACACGATCTACTGAAAAAGAAAAAGATCAAGTGTATGTATGAACCTTGTAGTAGAGCCTGTGTGATTATTAAATACACACCCAAGGCTGACAATGTTGAAAATAAAGAAACGAGTATTTTTATTTTCAAAAAAGGTAATATTATTATAACTGGTGCACGTTCTCGTCTACAAGTTATAGAAGCTTATAATTATATTAATAATATATTGATAACACATTCAGACGAAATTACTAAGAAAAGCGAAGAGGAAGAAGGAGAATTACTTTTCCAATTTTATGATGACATTCAAAAGGATATAGAAAAGGGGTTGATTGTTATTTAAATAACTTATAATCGTCATATTGTACATTCTTTTGGTGATGAAGATCATTCACATAAGGATTTTGATTTAACGTGTTAATAAATGCATTATTAGTATAATAATTACCATAACTTAGTTGTGGTTTTTTATTTACCATACATTTATTTTGATATGGTTCTGTTGCAGAAGGCATTACTGCTTGGTCTAATGGTCTAGAAGGATGTGAAACATAATAGACAGAATCTTTTTTACAGTTTGTTCTAAGAGTTTCTTTATTAAATTGTGGACCAGCTCTATCAGCACCACCATTTGCAGGACGGTTATACATAGAAATTTCTCTGGTTTCTCTGATAGTCATATTATCAGCAGCAATATGAGATTCAGGTCTTTGAACAGGTCCAGATAAACCACCGTGATAATCTGTTAAGAGAGTAGTTTCTTTTACTGTTGTTCTTGCTTTATCTCTTGCATCTCTGGTATAACCAGCATAATTATCGACTCCATGTAAAGGACCTTCATAAATAGTATCTTCTGTAGTTTCACGATGAGTTGCTTTTGCTTTATCTCTTGCATCTCTAATATAATTTACGGGTACTGAAGAAGTTACATTCATTCCTGGAGTTGTATACAATGTAGATTGTTTAATTGTTGGTTTAGCTTTATCAGTATAAGTATAATTTGGACCTGCAACATCCGCACTCGCACCTAAAATTTGATTATGACTAGTTCCTTCTCTGATAGTTTGTCTAGCTTTATCGTCATAAGTTGCATTAGGACCTGCAACATCTGCACTTGCTCCTAAAATAACATTGTGACTAGTTCCTTCTCTGATAGTTTGTCTCGCTTTATCATCGTAAGTTGCATTAGGTCCAGAAACTTCTACACTTGCTCCTAAAACAACATTGTGACTAGTTGATTCTCTGATAGTTTGTCTAGCTTTATCATCGTAAACAGCACTAGGACCAGCAACTTCTACACTTGCTCCTAAAATAACATTGTGACTAGTTGTTTGTCTAATAGTTTGTCTTGCTTTATCTTCATAAGTAGCATTAGGTCCTGCAATTTCAGGATTTGCTCCTAAAATAACATTATGACTACTGGTTTCTCTAATAGTACGTCTTGCTTTATCTTCATAAGTAGCATTAGGACCGGCAACTTCTACACTTGCTCCTAAAATAACATTGTGACTACTAGTTTCTCTGATAGTTTGTCTGGCTGTATCGGTGTAAGCAACCCAACTACCTTCATCTGGACCTGAAAGAAAACCAGTACCAGAATAATTAGCTGTAGTTCTTTGATTATCTCTATTAGGATAACTTTCTGCATTAGTAAATACAGGTCTTACATTTACAGCATTAACTGCGTGAGTAGGGTCATTATATAATTCTTGCCTTTTAGCAGCTGAAAATGAAGTTTTTGTTCGGTCAGGACCATCTCCCATACTTGTATTAGTAGCATGACCAGGATAATAAACTTCTGTTTCATTTCTTTGAGTTGCAATATTAGTAAATTTACCCGTTTTAATGCTTCCAGTTATTTCAGCTTTATTAGCAACTAAATCACTGAATTTTTGTTCTCTAAAATCAGGTAATTTATATTTAGTAATATTGTAATCAACACCTCTCATTTCTCCTTTCTTAATAGTTTCAAGAGGTTTATTTAAATATGAAATCTTAGGATTATTATCACCTCTTAATGCATCAGTACTACGAGGATTGACGCGATAGACTGTACCTAAACCTTGACGTGTTTCTCCATCAAGACCAGGTTTTACAAATACATTATTTGTAAAAGGTAAGTTACCGTTATTATTTTTATTAGAAGCTAAAAATCTATCATCCAAATAATCAGTAAATACAGGCATACCTTGAACATAAGTTAAATTTTTCATTGGTTCGAATAATGGATATTTTTCTTGTTTAGGTACCCAATTATCATTAACACCAGTAAATGATTCTAATCTTCTAGTAGCTCTAGTATCATCAACAGTATAATCTCTTCTAGATGTATTTGGTGCCATATTTTTGTGTGTAAACTGTTCTTTACTAACTACTTGATAATTTAAATCATCTTGTACATTTGAATAACCATTGTAAAAATTAATTGCTTTTTGCATTCCAGTATCTAAACCAGTTATAGTAATATGTGCATCTGCAATAGTAACTGGATCAGAAATACTATCAAAAGTTAATTGATCAAATTGAGCAAAATATTCTGGTTTATTTTCTTTTAATTTACTTGCTTGATTTTTTTCTAATTTATTCATTGTATTTTCAATGTTTGATTTATAAGAAGAATTTAATTCATTGGGATCATAATTTTTTTTATTTGATTTTGTATTCTTCTTTGATGAATTATAACCAGTAACTGCTAATGCTCCTAATAATATACTTTCCATATTATAATTAAGGATAAATTAAATTTTTATAAATTTAATTTATTTAATCGTTTTATAATTTATTTAGGACAGGTATTGTCGCTAATACAAGGGTCAAATCCAATAGAAGGGGCTTGAGTATTTTCTCTAGGTAAGGCTTGTCCATAATCTAAATAAGTTGCATTAGGAATTCTGTATGAATCTTTAATCTTATTTCTAGAATCTAACCCAATTCTATCATCAATAACATGACATTGAGGATTGGAAAATAAGAAAGGTTCAAGTTGTAATTCAAGAGTACTCATAGAACGGTAGGATTGAACAGGGTTAGTAAATCTACTGTCTTCACTGTTTAATCCAGCAGAACAATTTAATTTATTTACAACAGGATTTTTAGTATAATCCATATCTGCTTGATTTTCATTACATCTAGATAAAGTAATAGTTCTGCTCGTTAATTGAGATTCTACTTGAGCCATTTTACCCCAATCTAATAAATCATTTCTGTTATTGGTAGACACATCAGCTTTAGAACCTCTTGGTCCATTGTAAGATAAACATTCTTGTTTATTTTCTACAAAACCAGGGAATAAACGATAATTTCCTTCATTTACACTTCTACTAGTGTATGCATCAGTTGCACAATAATCGTATCTTGTTCTATTGAAAGACATATATATAATAAGATTAGATAATTTTTATTATATATTTTTTAAATTAAATTTATTTTAACTTTTAAGTTTATTTTAATTAACTTAAAAGAAGGAAATTAAAAGCCTCCTAATTTTCTGTTATCAAAACCATTGGAGGTAGGCATTTTCATATTAGTAGGGGTAATGTAAAAAATAGTGTCACAAGCTCTGGCAGCAGTTAAATCACCTCTTACACGGGGTTTGCTGGGATCATACTTCTTTTCAGGGCATTTAGAATCTTGTCTGATGACACCCCATAAATCACTTTCTACTTCTGCTCTGGTTCCAAATTCCAAGTTATTTGTAAAGTCTCCTACAGGGCAGGTTTTCTTGTTTTCGAATTTGCCCAAATATAAATTCCATTCTAATGAAGATGTACTTTCTTGCAATGTTTTAGCATAAGCGCAGTTATCATAGTTTAAACGATTAAAACTCATCCTTTATATAATATATAAATAGAAAATAAATTTATATATTTATTTATACTTTTATTTTCGATACCCATTGTGAGATTAAATTTCCTAAATATTCATCTTGCAAAATATTATTTTTAATATAATTTTCCCACAAAAAATTTAATAAATTAGTTTTGAAAAAATCCTTTTGTTTCAAATTTTTTATAATTAAATATTTTAATTCCAAATTTATATACCAATCTTCTGATACATTAAATGGATATTCAATAAAAGGAACTAAATAAGTTAATAATATTTCTAATTTATTACGTGGACATCCCAAAGAAGCCTTTAATGGATAATTTAATTCTTCTCTAATTATTAGTAAATAAGTTTCCTTGTTATCTTTATTTATTTTGTTTAATAAAGTAATTAGACATTTAATTAAATCTAAATAAGTGTGTTCATTAAATCCTATTAATTCATCTTTTTTAAATACATCCAATAAAAAATTTAATTCATCATAGCTTTCCGCTTCTGGATATGAAAATATTATTTTTAAAATAATACTACAATCAATATAATTTTGATTACTTTTGTTTTTCTTATTACCTTCTCTAAATAACAAATGCTTTTTCATATCTGAACCATTTTTTAATAAAAATTCTATCATATTTGGGTCCTTTTCCAAACAAGCATATTCTAAAGCAGTATTTCCTGCTTTATTTGCAATATCAATTGGAGCCCCTAATTTTAATCCTATTTTTATAAAAGTAGTATCTCCATATTTTATTGCTTTATGAATAGGTGTATTTCCTTCTTCATCGTAAACATTAAAATTTAAATGATATGATTTTATATTTTTTAACAAATCTAATTCCCCTTTCTCTATAATATCAAATAAATTTAAGTCTATAACTTTATCATCCTCCCTTTCTATTGTTTTTTCTACCGTTAAATTTATATATTTATTACATTCTGTTTCAGTTTCTTCTAATAAATCAGATAAATCTTTATCGTTAACATTTTTTTTTGCTAAATTTATATATTTTAAAGATTGTTTAAAATATTCAAATGACTTATCTTTATCTGAATCTATTAATTTTTTTGCCATTAAAAAAGATTTAAAACATTTTTTAAGTTCCATTAAATAGGTTAAGATTAATACCTAAATGCAAACTCTCTCGATTCATCAAGTCTTGATTCAACACATAGATTTATTTCTGGTTTTCTAGTACTATCTCCTCCACGTGGCATATCCATCACTAAATTTTCTGATTTTGCCCACCTATCATCAATAAAATCCCATCTCTCTAAAACTTCTGATTCCTTTTGTGCCTTAAAATCTTTAGTTTCTGTTCTAGTATTCTCACCCATTCTAATAGAACTACTAACATTTAAATTTCCAAAACCACTTCCCGGACCAGTGAAATAAGCAGGAAAATAAAACTTTTCATCTTGTTCTCTTTGTGTAACATTTGCTACTGGTATAGCATAATTATTAGGATTTAATTCTTCAACCATTGCTACATCTAATTTTTGTTTGGTTCCCACACCAGGTGTAATTAAATTTGATTCGGTATCTATTACGTCCCATTTTTTTTCATATTGCCAAAAACCAGGTGATTCCCCACAATAAAACTTTTTATTTTCTTCACTTCTTATTTTTTTTTTATCTTTTAATTTGAAATTATCGAAATTAGATTTATTCTGTATAAAAGGCGCAAAGCTCATTATACATAATTAGATTATTTTTATTCCTTAAAAACACAAAATTCTTTACTAAATGGATGTTTCTCATTTGTATATAATCTTGTGGTAGTTCCTTTACTTAATATATCAATTGCACCACCTACATCTACATACATGTTATTTGGGTTCTTTTTCATACACATAGGAACCCATACTTTACTTAGTGGACCTGCTGAAAAAAGAATCAATTCATTATTTTTATTTTCAATAAATTTAAATAATCTTTCTGTTTCTCCTTCCCATTTTTCATCCCAATCATTTACAAGATATTTATCAATTATGAAAGTTTCTGCAAAATCTTTATCCCCTGAAGTAATTAAACTAAACTTTTCCTTATAGGATTTAATAAAATCAATAAATGTTTTCCAGTTTGAATTACCAAAAATATTTGCATAAGTTCTTTGTTCTAAAGGAACCTTGAAAGTATTTATAAAATTATTATATATCTTATCCGTACAATTCCAAGGTTTGTTGCAAGTATTACAAGGAATACCAATATATAAATTTGGATTTACAGTACTAACTGCTTCTTTTAAATGTTGGCTTAATATACCATCTTTATTAAAAGTCCAATTATCACAATTGGTTAAACTTTCATTTAATAATATTGTATGTTCTCCATCGCTAGGACGAATTAAACCAAAAGGTGTTTTGTTTTTAATCTTTTCAATGATTTGTAAAAGATGATCCATCATACTTCCTTTTAAAGTCAAAGCAATATTGGAATTTTCTAATTCTTTCACGAAAGCCTCTAATTTTTCTTCATTCTCTGAATCTAATTCTTCAGTAATATTTAATTTTGTACTGGAACTATTCTTATTTATATACAAACAATTAGTTACATCTCCATTTTCACTCTTAAATGAATCTAATAATGTAAATTGATTTTCAATAGTTTTCAATTTCAAATTGATTAAATCTTTATGAGGCATAAAATTATGATAACAATAATAAAAGTATTTTGCTTTAGTTATTACTTTGTTAAAATAATCATTAAATATATTAATTGAAAATTCACTTAGACTATGAACTCCCAATACTAAATCAATAGGTTCATCTATTTTATAATCATGTGCAGATACACTATTAAATCTAGATGTATCAACTTCTAGTTCTTTCAAATACCATTGTTGTAATTCTAACATATGAGGTAAATCAATAATAATCCATTTATTAAAATTATGTATTTTATTCAAATAGAACCAATTACCAAAACCACCTCCAATTTCAACAATTGTTTCAGGTACCTTTGGTAAATTATTAAATAAAAATATAGATAACATAATATGACGACTATCTAAATTACTATACATACCAAACTTTGGTAATTGGTTTCCATAACCCACAATCTTACGTTGTTTCAAATTTGTAGTATAAGTTTCATATAATTTTGAATCAAATGATAATGCTTTTGATACTGCTTCTGAATCTGGTGGATTATCTCCGTTGTCAATAAATCCAAAAATATCTGTAGTTTTACGAAATGAAGAGAATAATTCTTGTTTGTTAGTTATATTTTTATATAAATGAATAGACTTATTAAAAACATTAGAATATCCTTCCATATTATTACTATTATTAAACTGAGTTGTTTCATTTAGTGCATATGCATTTTTACCATCTTTCTCCCAATGTTGTTTACCAATATGTAAACTATATATTGATGGAAAGAAAGCTGTTCTATAACCTTTTGCAAAATATTTTTCAGCGTAATCTCTTTCAAAAAATTTATTAGGTGAATCATAATTTCCTAATTCTAAAATTACACTAACTTTACTTATCGATGGTTGTAATGAATAATGTGGCCAATATCCACAGTTTTTACCTACTAAACCTTCTTTTTTCTCATGTAAAATTAATTCATTCCCTAAATTTATTCCACCAACTCTTTCTAAATCAGAAAACATCAATCCATAATTTCTATTAAAAACAATTTGATTAATTTTCATAGATTCGTATTTATTTAATAAATTAATCGCCTGAGTAACATAATTACCCTTTTGAAAATATAACCAATCATCTTCCATTTGAATCCAATAAGTTGGTTTTAATTCATTTAACTTGTTCCAAATAATATTCATACTTTCGCGATGCCCCTTTTCTTCTGGTTTTTTCATATAAAAGTTAAAAAAGGGATATAAATCTTTCATTTTCTGTCTATCTTCTTCACTTGAATTATCATCTACAACAAAAAAATAATCAACTTGGTTTAAATCTTGCCAATGATTCAATAATGAATTTACAGTTTGATTAAATAAATCCAACCTTTTGCAAGTTGTAATAGTTAACATTGTTGTAATCTTTTCTTTATTTTTAGGTATGTCTATAATATTTGCTCTTGAAAATACTGGCCTAAATCTTTCCACAATTTTTGTAATAATTTTAGTATGAGTATTATCAAGATGGATATTATTTTTTTTTAATTTCTCAATATATGAAAACATATTATTAATAAAAATATCTGTTAATGGTAACTCATTTATACAAAATTGAATATTAAAAAATAAATTATTAATCCACCATTGAGGAACACCTGCAAATTTATGATGAAAAATAATTTCATACATTTTTGCACAAATCTTATGTTGTTTTATTTTATCTCCAACTATAATCATATAATAAGGTAAATAAAAAGTAGCTTCATTATTTTTAACAAATAATTTTTCTACCTGTTTATCATGTTGATAAAAATTTTCATAATAATCTTTAATTCCATTGTAATATAAATTTGAAATTTGTGGAAGATTATTTATACAATAATATTTAATTAAACGATAAAAGCATTCAACTCTTTGATTATCATACTTGTAAGATTCTACTAAATAATAAATCCCTTCAACTGATCTATTTAAAGCTTCGTATAAATCATAAATTTCCATACAACAAATATATTTTTCTTGAGCCCAATTATTCAAAGTTAAGGTTTTCTTATACCATTCAATTGCTTTCTCCCTTTCATTACATGAATTATAACTCTGTGCACAATAAAATGCATACCGAATGTGAATTGGATCATTAGTATCTATTGCTTCTTGATATGCTTTTTCTAATATCAAAGCGTCATTTAAATATTTATTAGGGTCCTTATTACGACTTCCTGCTCTTCCTGAAACAAAATAATAATCACCAACGTAATCTTCTGCGGGACCAGATCCACGTTCTTCTGCACTTACTGGATATTCATGTAAAACTCCTACATACTTCCATTTTTTCCTATTATTAAATAATTGACATCTAGAATAACGAAATCCAGTTGAATTACCAAATGTAAACTTATACCAATCTGCTGTTGGGTCTGAAGGTAATTTAAAATTTCCTTCAATGGAATCATCTGCATCCCAAACAAAAACATAATCAGTTAAGTTAAATGCTTTATTAAAAGCATCCGTTCTATTAAATGCAAAATCTTTCCAAGGTGTTTCGTGGATAGTACCGGGAATATTTCTTTCTGCAAAAAATTTTTTAATAATTGCAATAGTATCATCAGTTGAACCGGTATCACAAATCACCCAATGATCAAATTTAATATACATTTCCAAATGCTTTAATGTTAGTTCTATAATATGTCCTTCATTTTTAACAATCATATTTAAACAGACTGTTTTACGACTCATTATAATAATATTAATATATTCTTTTAAATATATTAGTATTGCATATTGTATCTTGATTGTTGATATCTATTATCAAGATTTTTATCACAATTTAATCCTAAATTTTTACATTCCCCTGCATTACCATATAACCATTTTCCTAAAGCGGTTTGATTATTAACTACTGTTGTCCAAGGCATTGTAAAAAATTGCCTATCTGAAATATTTTGCCCCCATAAATCAGCTGGGTCTGGAACAATATCTTTTCTAAATTCTGTTCTCATTTTATCTTTTACTCTATCATAAGGACAAGAAGCTGGTTTATCAACATTATTAATATAATCACCTAAAGTAAAATTCATAAAAGGATTATTATGAGTTGGTTTAGTACAATTAGAATCTAATTTCCCAACTGTTTCAAAATCTTCATAATATCCTAATAAAAATGATATTACTAATAAAACTACACTAACTGAATACCAATTAGTACCTAAATTTAAAACTGTTACCAGAATTAAATAATAAATAGCTAATCTTGCAATAGCATTTATTTTTTGATTTCTATCTAAATCATTAGTAGGGAAAAATTCATTCATATCTTGAAATAATATTGCAGGATTATTATACCATAAATTTGTCATTATAATTAGTTTTAGATTTTATTTTTATTTAATAATTTGTAGAAAACTAAAAGTATTATTAAGTGTGTTGTATATAAATTTAAACTATTTTTACCAATATCAGTTATTGTATTATTAAAATCTAAGACTCCTAGTTTATTTAAATCGAAATTTTGACCAATTATTAAACCAATTAATAACACAGGAAGCCAAGTTTGTAATGGAAAATAATCCATACTATTGGTTGGTGGTGCAGAACCGGTCATCAAATCAATATAGGGATGAATACTAGGAATTTTTATAAATAGAGCTAATAATACTATAATAGTTACTATTTTATATGATGATATAAATGAAATTAATAATGTTCCTACTGCTAAAAAGTGTAAGATACCAAATCTAATAAAATAATCTGGATATAAAAAGTAAGTAAGCACGGTGAGTAACATAGCATGAAGTAATATTTCTCCTGACCTGTATGCTCTTTTTTCTATACTAGTCTCCTTATATCCAATCATATAACCGGCTAATAAAATAAACAATGTTCTTGAAATTAAACCTGATAAAGCTATAAAATCAATTGATGAATATGAAGTTTTATAATTCATAGATACATCATAAAAATAAAATATATGTTGAATTACCATTAATATAAATGCAATTCCTCTTAAATTATCAATTGTATTTATTCTCATTATTTTAATTTAGATAAAAAATTGATTAATAAAATTATTATAATAAGTTATACTTATTAATGGATAAAATAAGTAAGTTAACAATTAAAAGAATTAATAATGATTATTTGAAATACATTGAAGATGATAAATCAAGCACTTTACTCTTTGACGTATATCCAAATCCTGATAATATATTAGAAGTATATTTTGCTCTAATTGGAGTTGAAGGAACTCCTTATGAAGGAGGTGTTTACATTGGAAAGATTCTTCATAATCCGGCTTATCCTCTTTCTGCACCTGATTATATAATGTTTACTCCCAATGGAAGATTTGAAGTTAATAAAAAAATATGTTTAACTACATCTGGATTTCACCAAGATCATTGGGTTGCTGCAGCTTGGAATTTAACAACACTGTTACAAGGATTTGCATCTATTTGGCATTCAGATATAAAAGAAGATAAAATAGGAATTTCTCATATTAAAGATACAACGGTTCCTGCATTAAAGAAATTTGCAAAAGAATCAATAAAGTTTAATCTTCAAAATTTCAAAGATATTTTCTCTAAATTTCCAAAAATGCAGAAATATCTTTAAAGACCATTCATTTATTTATTATAAATGGACTATGACAAGTTTAATTCTTGGGTTGAAAAATATAGACCTAAAACATTAAATGATATTACTGCACAAGAAGATGTTATTGAACCTTTGAAAAAAACATTAATAACTAAAAACTTACCTCATTTGATGTTTTTCGGACCTTCTGGTTGCGGTAAAACATCAACAATATTAGCACTTGCAAAAGAATTATTTGGAGAAGAAAATTATTACGATAGAGTTATTGAATTAAATGCTTCAGATGAAAGAGGTATTAATGTAGTAAGAGATAAGATTAAAAAATATGCAAAGAAATCAATTAATTATAAAGACGATATTCCTCCGTGGAAAATTATTATTTTAGATGAAGCTGACAATATGACACCTGATTCACAATGTGCTTTGAGAAGAATTATGGAAGAGTATTCTAAGTTAACTAGATTTTGTATTATTTGTAATTACCACAATAAAATAATAGATCCAATTGATTCTAGATGTATGTTGTTTAGATTTAAACCAATTCAAGAAGAAGAAATAATTAAAAAGTTAAAGGATATATGTTCTCAAGAAAAGTTTGATTGTCCTGAATCATTTTTAATTCAAATTGTTAGAAATTGCAGAGGGGATTTAAGAAAAGCTATTAACTTTTTACAAAAGTGTTATAATACTTTTGGAAATGTATTAAATCAAGAAATTTTAAATGAAATATCAGGAGTAATTCCTAAAGATAAATTTGACCAATTATGTGATGCAATCATTAATAAAAATTCATCAGTAATTGATGAAATTATAAGTGAATTAAATAATAATGGTTTTAGTTTAGTTAATCAAATTCTTCACTTTCATAATTATATAAAAGCTAATCCAAACTTTTCATCAAAAGTAAAATCTTTATTAAGTATTAAATTAACTGAAATTGATTATAACTTAATAAAAGGAGGTGATGAATTAATTGAATTTATGAGATTGGCATATGACTTTAGTAAGATTATAAATAGTAATTAAAGAAAAAAGGATTATTTAAGTAATTATGGAATATTTACCTTGGGTTGAAAAATATAGACCAAATAGTATTGATGGAATTATTAGTCACGCACAAAATATTGAAACCATAAAAAAAATGTTAGAAGGAGGTTCTTTACCGCACTTACTATTTCACGGAACACCTGGAACGGGAAAGACTTCCTTAATTTTAGCAATAGCTAATGAACTTTATGGTAATCAAAAAAATTTAATGTTAATGAAATTAGATGCTTCAGATGATAGAGGAATTAATTCGGTCAGAGAAGATATTAAATGTTTTGCAGAAAAAAAGAATATGTTTTGTAAAGGAGTAAAACTAATTATTTTAGATGAGGCAGATTCAATGACTTTTGATGCACAATTTGCATTAAGAAGAATTATAGAGAAATATTCAGAAACAACTAGATTCTGTTTAATTTGTAATTATGAAAATAAGATAATTCCTGCTATCAGAAGCAGGTGTAAAATGTTAAGATTTAGTCCAATTAGTTCCATCCATATTGAAAATAGATTAAAGTATATATGTGATAATGAAAAATTAACTTGTGAACCTACAGTACTTAATATTATCAGTTTATTATCAAAGGGAGATTTAAGAAAAAGTATTAATTTTTTGCAGTCACTGGCACTTCAGAATTCTCATTTAACATTAAATAATTGTTATAAATTAGCAGGAATTCCTTCTTTAACAGAAGTTAAAGAATTATTAGAAAACTTATTAGATGATAATATTGATTTTAATTTTGTGATAAAAAAACTTGATACATTAATTAGAATTAATGGATATTCATTATCATTAGTAGTTAAAGAGATTATAGCTTATTTGTTGTCTGATATAAATGTATATAAATCTATTGATTCTTATAAATTAGCTTGTTACATAAGCGATATATCTGATTTAGAAAATAGAGTATCAAAATCAACCTTTGAAGATATTTATATAAGTGGATTGGTTGGTATATTTAAAAAAAATTGTATTTTATTGTCTTAAATTATATTAATATATAGTAATGGAAATTTCTAATCATGCAAACGAAATAAGAGAGATAATCAAAAATTCCGATTTTAAGTTAAAATCTTTATCAATAGAAGAAGATAAATATCTAATAGATTTAGATACTGTTAAGATAATAACTGATTTGGACGTTTTCTGTTACTGTGACTCACCTAATTTAAATTTATTATTTCTTAATACAGAAATAAAAAGTATAAACTATATTTTTAATAAACTGATTGCTTTTAAAAATACAGAAGAGAAAACTTTTAAAACTATACCAGATAGATGGCATATTTATGAAAAAATAAATACTTTTTCAAAGGTGCTATTAAATTACGAGGAATTAGAGATTTTTTCTAAAAAACTAAGAGAGTTTAAGAATGTTTATGATTTATCGATATTTCCAAAAGATTTATTGTTCAATCCTAATCAAATCTTTCAAATTCTAAAGAATGAAATTAAAGCTATTAATGAAAATACAAAATATAAACATTATATTGAACCAATCAATAATAATATTTATGAGCTTTCTTTGAAATTAAATCTTAAAACTCCTACTGAAATTAAAATTACTATTGAACCAAAAGTGTATCCTTTCATTCCTCCAAAGTTTGAATTTATTAAGCCTTTGGTAACGTTACCACTCGCATCTAGTTTGATGAATCTGAAGATTTTGAAGAGTGAGAACTGGATTCCAACTACTAGTTTAGAATGGATTATAACAGAGCTTGCTGATAAGTTAGAACCTATTATCCAAGATTATATTGTTGTAAAGGAAAGCACCGACTTGAATTTAGAATCATTATTGTATAGTTTGGCTCTATTTACTAATGAAGCTAATTCTGAAGAATTAATTAAGATTGAATTACCAAAAGTTAATAAACAATTAGCACACGGTTCCAATAGTAAATATTGGAGTGCTGGAACAGGTTATGGACACAGTGGTCTAAAGTCTATTAATGTTGCTGAACTTTTGAAAAAGCAAGAGAATATTAGTGAAAAGTTATTAAATATATTATCAAGTATTTATAAAAGTATTAGTAGTAAATCTATTTTTGATTCTATATTACCCTCTTTTATTAGTAAGAAAATTACTACTAAATCAAATTTTGATACCATTTCCGATTCTATTTTACCTTCCTTTTTAATTAGACAAATTTCTGGTTTAACTTTGATGGAATTGGGTAAGAACGAAAAATTATATGAAGAAATTTTAAAAATGCTAGAATGCATAATTACGTTTGCATTAACTGATAAACTTCAGAATTTTATTAATAATATTAGTGGTGCTTTTACTAGTATTATTGATGAATTGGGATTTATAAAAACATTAAAGATTGCTGATAGTTCAACTGAACTTCAAACTTTAATTATAAATGTTGCTGACCACTATAAAAGCAAAACTATAAATAATCTTCCTAAGACTATAGTTATTTCTGATAATATTCAAAAGGAATATGAAGAGTTTATGAAAACAAAACAATTTGGAACCTTTGAAATTCCAAAGCATCACCGATATTTAAATGAACTTAATATTAAATTAAATCCTACGGCAACGAAGAAGGTAATGCTAGAAATTACAAACTTTAGAAAGAACTTACCGGTAAATTGGGGGTCAACTATATTTGTTCGAATTTCTCAAAAGAATTTGAATCTTTTTAGTTTTTGGATTACTGGACCAAAAGATACTCCTTATGAAAATATGATAATGGAATTTCACGCGTCCTATCCTGAAAACTATCCAAACACCTATCCAAAGGTATTACTTCATACTACTGGGAAGGATACAGTTAGGTTTAATCCTAATTTATATAAGGAGGGTAAGGTTTGTTTGTCTGCGTTGGGAACTTGGAGTGGTGATGAATCTGAATCTTGGAATCCTCTACTTTCTACAATGTATCAAGTAATTTGTTCTGTTCAAGCACAAATTTTAGGAATGGATGAACCATATTTTAATGAACCTGGTTATGAAAAGTCTAGACATACACCAGAGGGAATAAGAAATAGTCAAGAGTACAATGAAAATCTTTATCCAGAATCTATTAGGTGGGGGATCGTTGATATGATTAAGAATCCTCCTGAAACAATGGAAGAGGTTATTAAAACACATTTTAAAATGAAAAAAGATGAAATTGTGGAAACCACTGGAAAATGGTTAACAAAAATAGATAATAAAATTACTAAATATTCTGGTGATATAATTTTAGGACAATCCAAGCAAAAAAGTGCTATGATAGAAGAATCACTTAAGAAAGCAAAGTTGAATAGAGATAATTTGAATACTATTCGAAGTGAAATGATTGAACTATTTTCTGGTCTATAGTAAATGATACTTTATGGTAAAGATGAATTCTATCCAGGTTTAAATAATAAAACTTATAATATTTTATCCTGTGATAATTCAGAAAAGATAAAAACAATGATTACTTTCTTTAATAACTTTATAAATAATCAAAATAAAAATACTAATGTTAGACATTATATTGGTTGCGATTTTGAATTTAATAGAGTAAGAAAACAAGAAAGAGATGTTGCTTTATTTCAAATTAATTTAGAAATAGACAATAATAACACTGGACAAATCTTTGTATTTTATCCTCCTGAATTAAATAAAGAACAAACTAATGTATTAATAAAATTATTAACTGATAAATATATTATAAAAATTTTACACGGTGGAGAATCTTTAGATATTCCTTATTTATTTGACCAAGTGTTAAAAACAAAAGAGAATATAGAAAACTTTTGTTCTAATTTATTAGATACTAAATATTTATGTGAATATGGACATATTGAAACGAAAAAAAAATTTTTTTATAAATGTTCTATTTATTATTTATTAGAAGAGTATAAAATTATTACTGCTCAAAAGTTTAGAGATTTAGAATCTATTGAGGAAAAAACTGGTCCTATTTATTTAATTACTATTGATATACATAAAATGTCTAATGATGTCCTAAGATATTCATTATACGATGTTTTGTTTCTACCTGAATTAATTAGAAAATTCTTAAATAAATCAAAAGTATATACCAAAATTATACCAGAAATCACTAAACTAGTCTTTCAATATAAAAGATTACCTGATCATGAAATTAATAAAGTCAAGAATTTAGTCCATTCTAATAATATATCTTTTATTAAAAATGAAGAAAAAGCCTATATATTAAATGAAATTTATAATTATTATATGATAACGTTGGTTGATAGAGAAATCAATAATCTATTAAAGATAACCTACTTTAGAGAGTTTTTTGAAATTTGTTTTAAATATGTAGCCTATAAACATTTATATGATACTAATAAAATATACCATTCTAAAAACAATGAGTTAAATAGTTTTAAGAGTTTTAATTTGAATAAGTATAAGTGTTTAGGGGAAATATTGAATAGATTTGGAAGAGAAATTAGTAATATATAAAAAATTGATTAAATATTTATTTAAAGACTACCAGTTTATATACTTTAATGCCCCCAAAGAAGAATACTGAAAAGAATACTGATAAGCCAAAGACGATTGAGGTTGAAAACGTCAATGTTGAAGTTAAGAATGTCGCCCCTGTTGCAACAACAACTGCAGTTACAAGTGCTGTTGTACCAGAGGATGAAAAGAAGCCCAGTTTGACCATTATATTGTCCCCTGCTGATAACTCTTCAATTAACGAGTCTGTGTTTAAGAATTTGAAAGGACTAACGCAAGCTAATAAGAACAAGAGCAATGGTTATTTTCTTGAGTTTGATAATCTCGAGAATGCAAAGAATGCTTTTGATACTTTGAAGCTAAATAATAAGTTGTTGGAGAAATATGGATTCTACAACCTCTTTGTAAAGGTTTCTGGATTGACTGATTCTAGCGATTACCAAGAGTGCAAGGATAAGATTACCGGTTATGTAAAGGAGAAGATCAATGGTAATGTTCCTTTTTTCAAGTTGTATCGCAAGCAAGATAAGTACATCGGTTGTGCCAAGCTAACTGTTGACACTAAGAAGGCTATGGATAAGATTTTGGACGAATCCAGTGATATCAAGAACTGTACTGTCGGAAATCTCACCTTGACTTTCTACCCATTCCGTAATGACAAGAAGAAGCCAGATAATGGAAACAAGATTTACTCATCTCAATAATTTTTTTATAACTCAATAATTTTTTAATTTAAAACTAAATATATAATATAATATAATTATGTCAAATGATTATATTATTTACATTTTATTTAATAACTCAAATACGTGCACTTATGTTGGAATGACGAATAATCCAACTAGAAGACTCAGACAACACAACGGAGAATTAGTTGGTGGTGCTAAATATACTACTGCAAAAAGAGGAGAAGGAGTTTGGAGTTTTTATGGATGGATTAAAAGTAAAATTGGTTTAGATAAAAGTAGAGCAATGTCTATTGAGAAAAAAATACAAATCCATTCTAGAAAGTTTAAAGGAAATCCAATTGAAAAAAGATTACAATCAGTCAACAAAAGTTTATCAGAAAATCCAGATTTAGAATTTGAAATTTTTCATAATGATTCATAATTATTATCAAAAGAATTTGATGAAAAAAATGTTCTATCAATATCATAATTCTTTTGAGGAGGATTACTTATTCCAGCCATTTGAAAAATTCTATTGCTTAATAATTCCGTATCCAATTTAGATCTTTTAGAATATTTTGTATCAGTTGATTCTTTAGCTTTACTTGAATTGTAATTATCATAAATTTGTCTTAATTCAGTATTAGTTAATACTGCATGAGCTTTCTTTAATTCTTTCACTTCTGCTTCTTGATTTACATCTAAAAAAGGTAGTCCGGAAAATTTTTTAATTTTTGCAGTATATGCATTAATTACATCTTGTTTAGTTGCATTATTATTTAGATCAAGTATTTTATAATAATAATTAGAAATGTCCATTATTATTATAAACTTTATAATTGTTTATAAACTAACAAAATAAATTTATAATATTTTTAGCAGAGTTTAAATTATTATAGTTTAAAAATATCACTAACTTTTGAAGATTATGTGTATCTAAGTTTTTAAAGTCTTTTGAGGAGTTTGCTCCTCCAGCACCTGTTTGATTATTATATAAGTTTTTTAATCTAAAATAACTGATCCTCTTTTGAAAATCAAATAAATGTAAATTTCTATGATTTAATAAATTTATATATTCTTGATATGAAATCATTAATTTCTTTTAGAAAAAAATTTAGAATTAAAAATTGAATTATATATTAATTCACTATAAGGAAATATAATCTTAATAAATATAATGTTATCTACAAACACACTAACGCAGGTGAAAAATATTTTTAACAAATTATCAGAGAATGACGAATTTGAAATTATTTTCAATAATTATAAATCTGATAATAAGTTATCATTGATTAAATTTATGGATGCATTAAAATATATTCGTTACAGGAGTGATAGAGATGGTTTAAGATTAATAAACGAAACTACTTTAGATATCGGTTATAATTATGATAATCTAAGTGTTTACAGAATTACTGTGAATGGTAATACTATGATTAATCAAATCTTAAATCTAGTTCATACTAGAAGGAATCACATTATCTTTTCTATTTTAGTAACTCAATTTTTGAAAGATGAAAATGTTAAATTTATTAATAAAATAAAAGATAGTAAAAATGTTATTGATTTGGATTCTTATGATATAAGAATTAGAAAGTCTACAGAAGAGCCTTTGAAAGAAAATAAGTTAAAAGAATTAACTAATATTCCAATTACTGATTGTGATAAGATATTTTACAGATACAAGCAAAGAATAAGTTTGTTTTTATTAGATGAGGAAAAGGAAAAAATCAGAATAGATTTAACTGTAATTAAATCCGCAAGTAATCCAAATGATTTACAAACAGTTAATAAAACTTATGAATTAGAAATTGATTATATGTCAACTAAACCATCTGAAAAATCTTTGAATATGATATTGTCAGAAATGGAAATATTAAAGAAGGTACTAGACGGAACCAATGAATTAATTAGTAAGGAAGAAACAAAAATGGTACTTGATAATTATAAAAAATTAGTATATGGATTAAGTTCTGAATCAACTACTAACTTATATTCAATGCAACCTATTTCTGCTGAAGTTACTCACGTGGTGGATAAAATTCCAAACAAATATAGTGTTACAGATAAAGCCGATGGAGAAAAATATCAATTGTTTGTTAATGATGAAAGTGTTTATTTGATTTCTAATAACTTACACGTTAAGAAATTAGAGAAAAAAATTAAGGGTTACAATGGAACAGTTATTGAAGGTGAGTTAATTCATTTGATAGCCAAGAAAAGATATTTGTTCATGGGATTTGATTGTTTGTGCTCTAACGGAAAAGACTTACGTAATGAAGTTATTTTGGAAAATAGATTAAAATATGTAAATGAAGTTTTAGCAAAACTAAATGATAAAATCTTTATTGCTAAACCATTTACTGGTGCTTTTGATATGGACAAACAAGAAAAACATTATTCAACTGAGATTGAAAAATTTTATCAAAATCTAAATAAGTTGATAGATGAAACTAAAGAAAATGATTACTTGTTTCATCCTAAATTATTTATTTTTCCTACAGGTGGTGCTAATTCAGAAGCCTTTTTATACGCTCACCTAATTTATAATGGTTGCACTAATTCTAATAAAGTAAATTGTCCTTATTATTTGGATGGTATTATTTTTACAGGATTGGAACAAAAGTATACCAGAGACAAAAGAGAACAAAAGTATCCTATTTATAAATATAAACCACCTGAAACAAATTCAATTGATATTTATGTTAACTTTCAAAGAAATCCAGAAACAGGTGGCTATATGGAAATCTATGATAATTCATTGCAGATTAAAATGGGTTCTGCAACTGGAACTGACCAAGTTTTTAGAATTGCTAACTTTTTTGTGGGTGATTTAATTGGTAATAAGGAAATGCCTGTGCCTTTTATGAAGGAGGAAAATAATCACGAAGCCTTCTTTCCTATGATTAGGGGAGAAGTTAGAGATGTAGAAGGCAATATTGTACAAGATAATACAGTTATTGAAGTTATCTATACTAATAATGCAAATATCCCTCATCAATACAGATGGTCTATTTTAAGAACTCGGTGGGATAAAACTGAAAGTGTGATTAAAGATAAGAAAAAGTATGGTAACTTTAAGGATGTAGCTATTAAAACTTGGAAGTCGATGAAAGAAGCAGTTACTATTGATGAAATTAAAAAGTTATCAAATATTAATACTTATCAAATGCAACTGAAGATTCTACAAGGTAGAATTGATTCTTCAGTGATTACCAACGACAGAGCTCAAGATAAATACTACCAAGAAGTATCTAACTTGTGTAAAGTAATGAGGAACTTTCATAATTGGTTAAAGTCTATTCTAATCTATACATATTGTCAACCATTTCGTGAATATAAGGATGGTAAGGAACGTAAAGCTACTATTTTTGATATGGGTTGTGGAAGAGGTGGTGATATTCAAAAGTTTTATCACGCTAGAGTAGGGGATTACGTGGGAATTGATAATGACTATGAAGGATTATTTGCAGCTACAGAAAGTGCAGTCAGTCGTTATAACTTTTTGAAATCTAAATTTCCTGATTATGGTAAAATGACATATATTCAAGCAGATGGTTCTTTACCAATGGATTCAGATGTTCAATCTAAAAAGTTACCAAATATGTCTCAAGAAAACAAGACTAATATTGATAAATTCTTTAATAAAAAGAATAAATACGATATGATAACTAGTAATTTCGCAGTTCACTATTTCTTTGATAGTCAAGAATCAACTCAAAACTTGGTTAATAACATTAATAATTATCTAAGAGTTGGAGGTTACATTATTGTAACCTTGTTTGATTCTGGAGAAGTTTTGAAATTACTAAACGGTACTGATGTTTTTACTTCTTATTACACTGGAGACAATGGTGAAAAGATTAAATTATTTGAAATTACAAAAAAGTTTACCGGTGAATTGAAAGATGAACCAGGACAAACTATTGATGTAATGATGAGATGGATTTCTGAAACAGCCAGACCAGAAAATCTATTAACTCCTAAACTAGTAATTAATACAATGAAGAAAGCTGGGTGTAGATTGGTTGAATCTGATACTTTCGCTAGTCTATATAATATTAATAAACCCTGGTTTATGGATGTAACACCTCATGAAGAAAACTATAAAAATAAAAAGTTTTATGAAGATGTTGCTAAATTTTATGATAATTTGAAAGGAGCGGATAAAGAAAGTAAATTATATTCATTCTTGAATAAATATTATATTTTTCAAAAGTTTGAATAAAGAGAAAATTCTATTATATTTTAATGTTAAAAATAAAATATAATAACAATATAAAAGTAGAAAAACAATTACTAAATACCGGTGTAACTGCCGAACGACCTAAGATTTGTGTTATACCAGAGGATAATAATTATTATTCTTTAATTATGTACGATGCAGATGCAGTGGAACCTGATTTCTTACATTTATTAATTATTAACATTAATAAAAAAATAAAGCCGAATGAATTAATTGATTATGCACCACCAAATCCACCAGAAGGCACTGGAATTCATAAATATGTATTTGTGTTGTGCACTCAACCAAATGTTTTGAAAGTTGGTAAGATTAAAAAACGTGAGTCCTTTAATACTAAAGAATTTATAACGAAACATAAGTTAAGTATAGTTGATTATAATTATTTTACTGTTGCAAGTTAACTATTGCATTATTAATATTGTCTTGATTATTATACAATATTAATTTGATTTCTTCATTTTTAATTCCTTTAATTACATCATCTTCATCATTCATTCTATCAATAAATAATTTTATCTGTTCCGCTTTCTTAGGAGGCATTTTATCTTTATTTTCATCATAGAATTTTTCAATGTCATACATTCTACACTCTACTATTTCATTTAATAATTCATTTTTATTAACTGCTATAAACTTTTTTGATTTTTCATCGTATTTTTGTCCAAAGCTACTTTGTAAATTGGTAATACATACATTTTTGAATTGTTTATATTTTGGAGATATATGAATTAATTCAACTAAATCATTTAAACTTAATGCTTGTCTTTCTAATATTCTTAACTTTTGTTTTTCAGATAAGACCTCAATTAAATTTTCATTTCCTAATTGAACAATATTAATTGTATTATTTACTATATTATTATTGTTATTATTATTACTATTTTGATTAATTAGTTGCTTATTTATTTTATTTAACGTTTTTGGATGAATTTTTATTGATTTTTCTAATGCAGTTTTTAATCTTTCTATTTCTTTTTTCATTTCCTCACTCTGCTTATTCAATAATTCTTTCATAATATTTAATGTTTCTTCGTTTTTTTCTTTCTCTTTTTTAACCTTACAAGTTGTAGTGTGTCTCCATAGACCCTGTCTATAGTTAAATTCTTTATTACAAAATTCACATTGATAGTTACTACCATCTTTTGTCACCTTTTCTTGATGACAAGTATCCGTTTTTATGGTTACATTTTCCACTTTATGATATTTCTTATTGTGATTCCATAGACTTTTACTAGAGGAATATCCTTTATCACATAATAAACAGATATGCTTTATTCCACCTTCTTCCATATATACATTTACTATATATTTTATTCTTAAATGATTTATAAAAGATGTATGTTACAAAAGTCCACTTTTTTTTATAGAGAGAGAGAATTTTCTTAAATAAAAAAGTTGATAAAATTTTTCTTTTATAAATAGAATAGTTCTGTAATGGACTATAAAACACTATTTTCACAATATTCAAAACTAGAAATTGATACAGGTTTAATTGTACCTCTAACAAAGGTTAATAAAGTTCTGTTTGGAATTACTCAGGATTTCCCCATCTTACCAAAACTAACTTTAATAAATACGGAAATTGTAATTGAGAAGAATAAGATTTATTATTTGAATCTAAACAAGTTTGATAAGTATATTAATTTGATTAGAAATCAAAATGAGCGCATACCTTATTTCCCTTATAACTATTATAATTTATTCGACAAAGAATCACTAGACTATATTGATTTGTTTGAGCCAATCAAGGAATATCTAGAGTATTTGGACACTGTAAATAATCAGTTTTCAGATATGATTAAATATATTATTAATCCCAAGAACATTTTAAATTGTGATTTGCTATCTACTTTTAATAATAGTTATTGTTTGGCATTTGATAAAATCGGTAAGGCACTTTTTATTACTTTGTATAAAGATAATTTGAATACTGAATTTGGACTTTCGTATAGTGCTGATAGAAATGATAGTCAATACAAAAAGCTTTTTGAACAACATAAACATATGCTTTTGATTGAAAAACCAGAACAGTTTTTAATAACTAATTTGGAAAGAGTAACAGGGGATGAAACTTTTGCAACTAATATAGTAAAGTCATATTTGAGTAAAGATGAATTTAACACGGAAATTAGTAGCATTTGTAATTTGATTCTTTGGAAAAATAAAAATGGAATGATTAATTCAGTTGAAAAGTTTATAACTAACTACCCTCATCTAATTAATGAAGACAAAAATAAAACAAACTTTGAAGGTTTTAATAAATTTTTACTCAGCTTGGAAGTGGCTGATTTGCAACAATGGGAAGTAAAGGAACAAATTAATGAGTTATACTATAAGATAACTCATGAACTTATTAGAAGTTTCGAAATTCTTTATTTATCAAAATAATTTTTAATTTACTACTTGAACATAAGGTAATACATAAGGATAGAAAGTGGGAAGGTAATAAGATTTTAAGTTATATAATTTAGTGTCGTACCACCAGTAATACATAGGAGAACCGACGATAGGTCTGTAAGTTTGGGCATTTACGTAAATTTCTTCATCAGAATCAGAAAAATCGCTATCTTCATCGCTAGATTTTTTAGATTTTCTAGAAGATTTCTTAGCTTTACCACCAGCCTTTTGAAATTTAGTGGTGAAACTTTTTAATTTATCTTCAAATTCACCAACTAATTGACTTTCGTTGTCAATCGTGTAAGGTTCAATGTTAAAGGATACTTCATCATTGTTGGTTTTCTTTTCTTTGACTACAAAATGATAATATTTGCCTTTTCCAGAACCACCCTTTTGGATAGTAAAGTGGAATTTAGGAATATTATTACTAAAGTGTTCGGATAAGTTCTTGTAGAGAGTGCGTGCTGCAGTTGCAGAATTTTTGGATTTGATGGAGGTTTTCATATCTCCTTGGATAGTGGGATTTACCAATCTGTATAAATTAGACATTATATTAAATTAGAAATTTTTTTTCTAAAACCATTTTAAAGACTTTAAGGCCATTAAATTTAATGGTTTATATTTTAGAATTAGAAACTTCACAAACGAACGCCATAAGAATACTTATTGACACAATAAGTTCAATCATTACTGACGTTAAATTCACTTTTTGTCCTTACTACATTGATAAAACGACTCTTGATTCAGAAAATGATAATGATACTGATACGGAATTGGTTACAGATAATAACGATAATAAAAATAAACAAGTTGGGGGTTTAATAATGAAAGAGATCAATAAATCTGGGACTATTTTAGTTTATAGTAAATTAGATTCTGATAAATTTGATAAATATAAATATAATTATCATAAGAAGAAGATTACTATTGGTGTGAATTTGGATAATTTGTTGATAATTCTAAAATGTATGTCTAATATGGATAAAATGACTTGGGCATTAGACGATGAGGATATGAACAAGTTAATTATTATTTTGGAAAACACTGACAAAAAAGAAAAGAAGATATTTAGACTCAACTTGTCTGATTTAGATGATGAAAAGATTGAAGTTGACCCTATTCAATTTCCTTACGCTGCATATTTTCCTGCATCAGACTTTCACAAGTATTGTAAAGATATGTCGTTGATTACTGAAAAAATAGAAATTAAATGTATGAATAATAAAGTAAGTTTTGGTATTAAAGGTGCTGATATTTGTGATGCGGATTTTGAAATATCTGAATCAAATGGTGGTTTATCAATTGATGTAAATACTGATAATAAAAATGAAATTGTGCAAGGGGTTTTCTCACTAAAATGGTTAAATGTTTTTACTAAATGTACTAATTTGTCACCTCAAGTAATTTTGTATTTGAAAAATGATTATCCTTTGATTATTAAATACGCAGTGGCTGCGCTAGGCGAAGTTAAATTTGTTTTATCCCAGAAAGATACCAAAAATTAAACTTATTAACAAAAATTAAAAAATTATTAACAAAAACTAATATAAAAACATAATTTATTTTATGTTTATATATGAGTGAAAAATACGGAACAGAACTTTATACTTGTCCACCTGGTTGGTTACAAATTCCTACTGATGCTAATAATGGTATATGTGTTGCACCTTGTTATAGTACCGAAGGTGGTTCTAATAAATTTTATTATGGCCCCGATCACGGAGGATATCCGTTAAATAGACGGAGTGGAGAAGATAGATGCATTGACTTGAAGAATGGTTCTGATCAAAGTGGAGCTTTTAATATTAGATCTCCTGTTTGGCCACCTAAGGAATTTCCTGCATTTCATGTAGAAAAAGAAGATGATTTTAAAACTAGATTTTGTACTATTGTTTGTTTTGTAACTGGATTTATAATTTTGAACTATTTATATTTCAAAAATTAATTTATAAATATATTTAATATGAGTAATCCTTTTATGCAAGTTACAAATTGGGTTGTACCTACTGGAATTTGTGAACCAAATAAAACTAATCCATGTCCTTCTAATAGTTTAAATGAAGCAATAATTAGATGTAAGTCTATTCCAGGTTGTGATTCAGTAGTACATTTTGAAAAAAGTTTTCAACCTACCATTAGTACTCAAGCACCTGGTTTTATTACAGATAATACAACTTCATATTTTACACGACTTGATTATGGATTAGATGCTTTTAAAAATAAGAATAAATTAAAACAAGCAACTAATAAAGGTATAACGACAATCCAGATATCCAATTTTGATAATACTGATGTGAATTATAATGAATATTATATAATATTATTTTGTTTAGTATTAATAGGTCTATTATATTATTATCACATAAACAAAAATTAATATTTTAAAAATATAATATAATGTATTATAATGTCTACTAGAACTTATAATACACCTTCTATGAACGCATCTCCTCAATACGCACCATCTCCTCGTCGTTCCCGTTCACCATCTCCTCGTCGTTCCCGTTCACCATCTCCTCGTCGTTCCCGTTCACCATCCCCATCTCGTCGTTCCCGTTCACCATCCCCATCTCCTAGCGTCTCCAGTTCATCGTCTTCTCGCAGATCTCGTTCACCATCTACTCGCAGATCTCGTTCACCATCTACTCGTCGCAAAAAAACTCAACAAATTAATGAATATCATGTAACAATCGTATGTTTATTAATTAGTATTATTTTATATGCTATATATCTTAGATAATTATTTTATTCTGGTGCTAATTATTTATTCTGGAGTTAATTGTTTATTCAGGTGCTAATTGTTTTATTCTGGAATGTGAGCAATATAAATAATATCCATACCCCATTTTTTTAATATACCTTCGTTTAACAAAACTAAGCTATTATCCTTACTATTCTTATTCCAAATTTTAATAACACTGTTATTATTTTTCTTCAGACAAATTGATAACCCAGTAATATCATTCTGTTTCTTTGATAAATTTTCTGTAACTAAATAAACTGATAAATCATCCCATAATTCCTGTGCTTGTTGTTCATTAACTTTAAATGACCAACAACCACCTGATTTATTAATAGGGTCTTCCCAAATAGGAGACACTCCATCTTGCATTAAAAAATAATGTCTTTGATTTATCCCACCTAATTTATCCCAATTATTATATAACTGCCAAAAATCAGAACCAGAGGTTATAGAATAAACTTTTTTGAAACCATCAATCTTCCAATTGTCTTTATCATAATGATACCATAAATTCCAACTGTTTGGTAGTTTTGTTAATAAGTTTTCCATTAAACTAATGTATGTAAATATCTTTATATATCTTTTATTTTATTTAATTTAATTAAAAATATAATAACTATTACTTGTAATGATGAGTTATTTTGTTAGCATTAGAGAATTTTTTATTAATAACTTTGGAGTTTCTATTTTATCAATTGAAATTAATAAAAAAATTATTACCAACTCTATATTATTAAATTTATTAAGATTGATTCCTTTCTATTTTATTAAAAAATTAAATGTTAAATGTGTTTATCTTATTGATAATTTATATTTTTCTACATATTCTAATACTTTAACAATTAATCCAATGTATTTATCATTTGAAGTTTTAAATTTTGGTGAAATTACTTCAGTTAAAGATAATCTAAGAAAGTATAACTATTCGGTGCCTTTTTGGTTTTTCATTCAAAATGAGAAATTGGATGAATATACTCATTATCGTGTGAGAAATCTTTTTAAAAGTCACGAAGGAGCTATAGAAGATAATAAAGACAAATTAATTAAAGATCTAATCTAGTTAAAAAATTTGATAAAAATATTTAAAAAGATTATATCAATATCTATAATGCCAAAACCCGACAAACCTAAAAAAGAAGAAGAAAAACAGGACTTAGTGAGTCAAGAGAACATCGATGAGATTTTGAAATTGTATTTCAAGCAACCTAAAGTTTTGTATGAACATTTGTTTGCTTCTTATCATCAACTTATTGAAGAATTGATTCCTTATAGTTTGTCACAAGAAAAAAATTATTTTTATCAAAATGTAATTGGTGATGTTATTTACGGACATATGTTTAAATGTAGCAACATAAGAATTAAACCTTCAACATTTGATAATGATAATGAAATTAAATTTCCTAAAGATGCTAGGAAGAATCATTTAAATTATTTTACAACTATTGTTACTTCTATAGTTCAAGTAGTAGAAAAGACAAATATTCTAACTGGTGAAGTTACTGTAAAAGAAGTTGGTGAGGTTGAAAAAGAAGTAGCTATTGGAAATATTCCAGTGATGGTAGGTAGTAAGATTTGTTCAACTCAAATTAAGAAAGATAGACATGGTGAATGTAAATATGATCCTGGAGGATATTTTATTGTAGGTGGACAAGAAAAGATAGTAATGTCTATTGAAAAAATGGTTGATAATAAGCCTCTAGTATTTATTAAGAAGGATTCATCTTATCCAGAAGGTCAAGTTTATAATTTGCAAATCAATTCTAAAAAGACAGGGTGGGATGACACTTTGCAGATTGTAACCATTAAGAATAGAAAGGATAATGATATTACAATTACTAGTTCAACTTTAATAGATGTTCCTATCTTTGTAATGTTTAGAGCATTGGGTGTAGAGACGGACCAAGATATTATTTCAAAGATTACTTATGATTTGACGGATGTTAAAATGATTAATTTGTTACGCAAGTCAATGGAAAATTCTACAGATGACCAAGGGGTAGTTATTAAAACTCACGAGGAAGCTGTTGAATATTTGGCATCTAAATTGAGAAAGAATAGAATGATATCTCAAACGGATGAAAAATTGGCAAAGATTCAAAAGAAGATGATGTTAGAGAAAATTTTAAGACAAGATTTCTTACCTCATTTGGGCGAAGATCTGCCAAAGAAGATTTGTTATTTGGGTTATATGGTTAATAAGTTATTGAATGTTTGGTTGAGTCGTGTTGAACCAGATGACCGTGATGCTCTACAAAACAAACGTATTGAAACTCCTGGTATTTTGATTGGACAATTATTTAGACAAAACTGGAAGAAAATGTTAAATGAGATTGGAAAATTATTTGCAAAGAAGAATACCTCGGATGAAAATCCTATTAATATCATTAATCAAATTAAACCTGCTATCATTGAACAAGGTATTAAAACGGCATTGGCAACTGGTATTTGGGGAATGAATAAAACTAAGAAAGGTGTTGCTCAATCATTGCAAAGATTGTCTTGGCCACAATTTACTTCTTATTTGAGAAGAGTTATGGCACCGTCGTTGGACGCATCAACAACTAAGGTAACTTCGATTCGTCAGGGACAAAATTTGCAGTGCCAGTTCCTATGCATAGTAGAAACGCCGGAGGGGGCCAAAATCGGTATTGTAAAATCACTTGCAATGTCTTCTTCAGTTACTCACCAAAATATTTCACAATATGAAATTGTTAACTCCTTACTTAAAAGTGCAAAGATTAAGCATCCTGCCGACATAGATTCTTTACAAATGAAACATTACTGTAAGATTTTTATAAATGGTGATTGGGTAGGAATTTGTAATATTAAGGATACTACTACATTATATGAATTATTGAAAACAAAAAGGAGAGAAGGGGTTATTGATAAGAATACTACAATGTGTCTTGATTTCTCTAAAAAGGAAATTAAGATTTATTTTGATGGTGGTAGATTGATTAGACCTGTATTGATAGTCAATGATAATAAAATAGGTATTACTAAGGAAGTTATGGAAGATGTTAATACTGAATTACTTTCTAAAGATTATGCAAAGGGATGGAAGAAGCTTTTGACTAAATTCACAAATCTAGTTGAGTATGAAGATATAGAGAGTTCTAATTATATTATGTGTGCTGATAAATTTTATAGATTAAAAGAAGTAGAAGATAACAGACATCGCACAGTGGAAAATACAGAGGCAAGTAAAATTAATCGTTATGGAGAATACAGATGGATTAAGTATACTCATTGTGATTTTCACGCGTGGACTCAATTAGGTATTATTGCAGGAAACATTCCATTTAGTAATCACAATCACTCTGGTCGTAACATTATCCACTTTTCACAAGCAAAACAAGCTATTGGATTATATGCAACTAGTTACAAGGATAGGATGGATATTTCACAAGTGTTGTATTATCCTCAAATACCAATTGTTACAACAAAGACTATGGAATATAATAATTGTTTAGATTTGCCATATGGTGAAAATGCTATTGTTGCAATTGCATCATATAATGGGTACAACCAAGAAGATAGTATGGTATTTAACCAAAGTGCCATCGATAGGGGTCTTTTCAGAGCTGACATTTTAAAAAAGTATCATTCGGAAATTGACAAGAATCCTTCTACCAACCAGGATGACCTTTTTAGTAAACCTGATAAGAATAAAGTAGCGGATATGAAACAGGGTGATTATAGTAAGATTAATGAAAAGGGTTATGTTCCTGAAGAAACAGATATTAAAAATGAGACTTTTATTATTGGTAAAGTATCTCATATTCAACCTACTGGAAATGATAGTAAAGCATTAAAGGATAACTCTGAGATATTTAAATCAAATGTGGATGGTGTTATTGATAGAGTCCACAAAGATATTTATAATGCAGAGGGATATGGGATGATTAATGTTAGAGTTAGAACGGAGAGAATTCCGGAGATAGGGGACAAATTTAGTAATCGCCATGGACAAAAAGGGACTCTAGGTATTGCCCTTCAACAAAAAGACATGCCTTTTACATCAGACGGTTTGGTTCCAGACTTAATTATGAACCCTCACTGTTTTACAGGAGATACTTTAATTAGTATTCCAAATGGCACGTGTAGAAGATTAGATAATTTTTCAGAAGAAGGAAATGAAAAGGTAATGTCTTGGTGTCCCGATAGAAAAGAGACTACTATGTCTTATTCTGTTGGACTTGAATCTAAAGGTATTAAAGAAATTATTAAATTAACCTTGATTGATGGCAGAGAATTAAAATGCACACCTGACCATAGATTTAAGCTTCTAAGAAATAATGAAATCATTGAAAAGGAAGCTAAAGATATTGATTTTGAAGATAAATTAATTATGTCACCAGTTGGAACAGAAGATAAATCTTATGAAGAAGAAGATGATTGGTCTTTAGAAGTTGGTGATTATAAATTTAATATGGAAGACGATGAACAAAGAGAAAAGACTTTGGCTTTTGCAAGAATACTTGGATATATTCATACGGATGGGTGTTTATGTTTGACTGAGAGAGGTGAATATAGATGTGTTGTATATATGGGTTGTATGATTGATGCTAATACAATGTTGGATGATATTTTTATGGTAACGGGGAAGAGGCCTGCTATTGTAGATGATTATTCAAAAAATACTAATTCTCACACTTATAATATAAATATTACTACTAAGTTTGCAAGATCTTTAGCTAAACTACCCGGAATGATATATGGTAGAAAAACTACTCAGGAATTTAGTTATCCAGAATTCTTATTTGAGGAATCTTGTCCTAAATCTATTGTAAGAGAATTTTTAGGAGGATGCTTTGGAGGAGATGGATGGACACCACATTATTCAGCTGGTGACAAACACACTTTTACTAAAGTAAAGTTTTCTCAAGCTATTATGCCTGAATTTAAAGAATCTATGCAAAATAAGATGACTAAATTTATTGATTTGATGAATGGTGTTGGGGTTGATGCAACAATATGTAGAATTCGTGAAAAGATTAAAGATTACAATGGTATTAGTTTTGAATTACAAGTAAAGTCAAATGAAGAATTTAGAAAGAATATTGGGTTTAGACATTGTGTTCAAAAATTAATGAGATTAGAAATTGCGTGTGCTTATGAGAATTATTGTGAACAAGTTAAAAAGCAACATAATAATATGATTAAAAAGGTTAATGAATATATGACTATTAAACCTAATATGACCGAAGCATTACAGAAGGGAAAAGAAGATTTATACAGAGATGAGAAAATATTAAATGATTATTATTCTTTGTTAACTCCTGTATTAGCACATAATAGAAGGAGGGCTAATAGATCAACAGATATTAATGTGTTTGATTATAACTTTATGCAGACTGCAGAAGAATTTATTAAAGAATGTTCAGCTGGAACTTGGTTTGATAAAGGAACTTATATAGTTAAAAGAACTGATAAAACAATTCCTAATTATTATATGGGAATTATGAAAAAAGAATCAGGTGACACGAGAGAAGTTTTTGATATTGGAGTTATGACATACCATTTATTCACATCAAACGGTTGTTGTGTTCATAATTGTCTGCCCTCTCGTATGACTATTGGACAACTAGTGGAAATGACCGCCGCCAAGATAGGTTCCATCGAAGGCCATTTTATCGACGGGACACCATACTGTGACTATGACGTCCGTAAATTGCCAGAGATGCTGGAAAAACTCGGATTCAATAAGTATGGCAATGAAGTATTATACTGTGGTATGACTGGAAAGAAAATGGAAGCTGAAATATTTATGGCTCCTTCATACCAAATCAGATTGAAACATATGACTGCCGACAAATACCATTCAAGAAGTCGCGGTCCAAGACAAGCATTAACAAGACAACCATTAGAAGGAAGAAGCAGAGACGGAGGTCTAAAAATAGGTAAACCATTTTGCCTAAGAGTCGATGCGCAAGCATCAGGCTAGTCCGCGTTGTGGCGGGCAACATTCCCTAATTGCGGGAAACTCCAGAAAAACGTGTATTAGAAAAAAATCTCTTAAAGACTTGACACCATTATTAATAATGGAAAAAGATAAACTATATAAAATTGAAGGTTTTAGTACTTTCAAAATAACTAAAGATGGCAGAGTGTGGAGCACAAATACTAAAAATTGGAAACCAGTGCATTTAACTAATGGTTATGAATATGTTACATTAAGTAATAATAAGAAAATGGCAATTCATAGATTAGTAGCATTAACATTTATTCCAAATCCACTTGATAAACCCTATGTTAACCATATAGATTCTGATAAAACTAATAATAAATTAGAGAATCTAGAATGGGTTACACAAAAAGAAAATTGTGCAGCACACGGAAAAGAAATCAGTCATCCAAGAAAAGTTATTCAAAAAGATAAAGATGGTAAAATATTGAACACTTATGATTCATTAATAGAAGCAGGAAAAGCGATTGGTTTTAGCCCCTCCGCAATATCTAAAGCAGTATTAAAAATTAATAATACTGCTGGTGGATTTATATGGGATTATGAAAATAAACATACCGAAGAAATAGACATTTCTAAAGGTAAACCCATATATGATAATCCAAAATATTGCATATTTAAGGATGGTACAGTTTATAATACTGTACGAGGAGCAAAAGTAAAATCAATTCAGAATGATGCAGGGTATTGTTATGTTACAATTAGTAATAACAAAACCAAAAAGAATCACTATGTTCATAGATTAGTAGCAGAACATTTTATCGAAAATAAAGAAAAGAAAAGTCAAGTCAACCATAAAAATAAAAAGAGAGATGATAACAGAATTGAAAACCTTGAATGGGTTACCAGTTCTGAGAATATGATACACGCTAAGTCTAAAGTACTAAACTTGTAAGGAAACTTGCAGGTGGCTAATGCTAACAACATTAGGTACAGTAATAATCTTTAGACTATGGACAATCCGCAGCGAAGCTCCTAATGACATTATGATAAGTCTATGGAGAACGTTCAACGACTATATAGGAATGGGTATGAGAAGTCTTATCAACTTCAATGATTACTTAAGATAGAGTCTTGCCCTACAGAAATGTAGATTTAAACTTAGTTATAAATATCCCACAATAATAGGTATTTGTAACGAATTTAAATGTCTGATGAGAAAATTTATATTTAATTTTATTCTCAAAAAATCAGATGGAAACCACATCAGGAAATGGAAAAGGATGCAATGATAGCCCACGGTATGGCACAATTCTTAAAAGAACGTATGATGGAAACTTCCGATATAACCAAAGTCTACGTCTGTGACGAATGCGGTTTATTTGCTGCAAAAGTCATTGACAAAGACTATTATATCTGTAAGTCCTGTCACAACACAAATAGAATCAGTGCTATAGTAATGCCATATGCGGCAAAGCTATTATTTCAAGAATTAATGTCTGTAAATATTGTACCAAGAATTAGACCTGAAAAGTCAATATATGCAGACGAAGCTTAAAAAAAGAATTATTTTATTTAATATAAAAATTTATTTAATTTTTATATTTCACTCATTTGATTTTCTTCCAATTATAAACCCTATTATAAAAAGTATATAATGTAATTTTACATTTTCTATATTTTTATAATCAGGTAATGATAAGATTACAAAGAATAATGCTATATCAAGAAAATTATAATTAGTTCTTCCTAAAGTAATTCCTAAAATGATAAATAACAGAGAAGAAACTGTTAATGTTAATTTATCATATTTAAGTAAAGGGACCGTAGTAATATAACTTAATTTAACTTTATGGTCTATATCAAAATTAGATAAGAACTTATTTAATAATAAAGGGTGACTATTTTCTGTATTAATTTTTTCTGTTGATTTTTGATATGCAATTCTATTACTTGGTGAATAGACTTTTATTTTATTATCTATTGCTAATAACTGAAGACAGAAATCAATATGAAAATATATTTTACCTTCTAATTCTTTTATTAATTTCTTAGCACCATTTCTAGACACTATATAAGCATGAGTTGCTAATGCTACCGATGGTCTATTAATATATTCATTTATTTTTTTAAAGTTAAAGTTACCTAATCCAAGAGTATGAAATAATATATTAAGAGGATTTAAATTATTCTGACAACCAAAACATCCCAAATAAAATATATCATATCCCTTTGGTAATTTTCTCAAATGAGTCATCACTTTATCATAAAAGTCATCAGTAAGAATAACATCGTCTTCTAATACTATTCCATAAGGGTCTCCTGAATCTACAATCTTCTTCCAAGCTTTTATATGCGACATTGCTATAGCAATAGTTTTATTTGTTCCAAAGGTAGCAAAGAATTTGTTAGCGTATTTACTTTTAAGTTTATCTGTTAATTTATTCGCATCTACAGCTTTAACTAAAATAGGATTAAAGTTTTGTTTTTCAAGATTACTAAATAATAATTCAGGTTGCTCTAAGCTAATTACATATGCTTTTAATTCTTTCTTAATAAAATATTTATCATAAAATGTCATATTATATTATAATATCAAATTTTATTTGGTTAAACTCTAATAGTGGTTCTTTTTAAGGATATTTTCTCTTTAGTCTTTCTTGAATTAATAATATGATCAGTTAAGGCTCTAGCTTTATTTTCGTCTTTAATAACTTCAGTAAGTGCTTTTTGAATATTTTCTTTCTTTAAAGGTTCAGGTAATTTACTAACGTGTCTACTTAATTTACCACCAGTAATACCAATTTCTTTTTCTTCCATATTTTCCATATATGCTAAAATATATTCTTCATTTTGTTTTTTTTCATCGTTAATTTCTTTAACTGTTTCTCTGATTTTTTTTAAATCATCATCTAATTTAACCCAAGAAACTATCTTTTGTTTAAATTCTTCAGATATCTTATTTTTTGGAGAGTCTGACATTATAATTAAGAAGAAAATATTTTTTATATCAAAATTACAAATTTTAATATAAAATAACTTAGCATAAAGGTTTGATGTTGTAGTCGGGTTCGATAGTGGAGTTGTTCCAAGGAGATACAGTGTATTTGGGAACATTGATAGCACCACGGATATCGTAGGAAGCATTTTTAAGGGATTGACCAACAGTGTTGACACCTACTACATATTTGTCAGTGTTAATTAATTTATCATCGTTCATTTTGTATTTGGCTTGAGAAAAATCAGTGTTGAACCAATCATCGTTGATTTCCTTGGGTAAGTAATCAGTTGCATTATAGTTGGTTACGTTGTTTTTGTTTAAGTCTACAATGTCAGTGTCTGCAGAAGAAGGAACAGGTCTTTCAAAGGCATTGTTTAAACTAGCACCAGAGTGAGTATTGTTATCATTGGGTTCAAAACTGTAAATAGAACTAGCATTGTTTAATAAAGTAGAATTGACAGGGGCTTCATTGTTGTTAGGCTTTACCATAAGATCTTTAGCTACTTTAGGTGCTTGAGGAGCGGGAGAAGTGAAATCTCTATCTGCTGGAGGAGTAAAATGATCTACAGTATTATTTTCAATCATATTTTGATAATTATTATCATCATTATTATGGTTTACATTATCGTCATCATCATCAGAATTTTCAAAAGAATCAGTTACAGATTCAGATGATACATCGGTGCTGTCGTCAAATTCTTCAGTGGGTAAGTCTTCAAAATTTTCAGCATTGTATTCATTATTATCATTATCATCCATCATTTCAGGGGTGTTATCTATTCTTTCTTTAGTACTAGGAGTACTACGTTGTTGCATTAAACAATAAATAAGAAAAAGTAACACACCTAATAATAAAAGTGTAGAAAGATTAATATTTCCATTTTGTGCCATTCAGATATATTTAATCTTAGAAAAAAATTTAAAGTTTTTATTTATAATTTTTTAACTAATATAATCTTCACTTGAACAATCAGAAATAATATCATACTTGGTATTAATATAAATTTTTTCTATATTATTATCTTTTAACTTTAATTTTACTAAATCATTATTTTCCAAGTATGATAATGGTACTGTTTTTTTGTCTAACGTTTCGATTGAACACATAACACTACCTTTAATGATTTTGCAAGAGTAAATACCATGGTCAGTTTCTAGAATAAATAAATCATCTTCAAATTTAATATTTTTTATAGTTGTTGAAACAATCATATAGTAAATTAGATATATTAAAAATTCGTAAACGTAGGATTATATTATAATTTATATAATAATGAAAATAAAATTTAGAGAATTATGTTTACAAAAATTAGATAAGGTTAAAAAGATTAATTTGCCAGTAGTATCTAAAGAAAGTATTTATGAAGCAGTACTAATAGAATTTAGAATTTTTCCTCATTTAGAATTTATTATAAGAAATAATATTTCTAAATTAGGTAGTGAATGGAGTTATACTATTGTATGTGGTAATTTGAATTTTGATTTTATGACTACTATGTGTTCATCTATATCAGAAAATATAAAAATAATAAAATTAGATTATAATAATATAAATGTTGAAAAATATAGTGAAATACTTACTTCACTTGATTTTTGGAATTTATTTAAAGGTGAAAAAATATTAATTCATCAAGAGGATTCATTAATTTTTAAAGATAATATAAAGGATTTTCTTGAATGGGATTACATTGGTGCACCTTGGCAAAAAACTAAAAAAGTTAATTTAAAAAATGTTGGTAATGGTGGATTATCTTTAAGAACAAAACAATGTATGATTGATGTAATTTTAAAAGATAATAAAAAAATAAAAAATCATCCAGAAGATGTTTATTTTTCAAAAAGTATGATAGATATGAATATAGGAAATGTTGCGGATTATGATTCTGCATCTCTCTTTTCAACTGAAAATGTTTTTAATCCGAATAGTTTTGGAGGACATCAATTTTGGTTGGATAATAAGGATTGGCTTAAATATATTAGTTTGTAATAAAATTAAAGTCTAGAATTTTTATATGCCAACACGTAATGCGATTGTAAAAAATAAAAAACCTATAAATAATAAAACCAATAACAAAACCAATAACAAAACCAATAATAAAACCAATAATAAAACCAATAATAAAACCAATAATAAAACCAATAATAAAACCAATAATAAAACCAATAA